CACGACTAGCAAGAATAGACAGCAGGTTTCCCTTCACCATTGAAAGGAATAATGGCTAGCCCAGTAAATCTTTATAGACCTTCTTGCAATCTGAACACTTACGCATAATGAACTGGACCCTGTGGCTCATGTTCAGCCTCATTCTTCTCTACACGGAAATCAAATACACCACCGTCATAGTTGACAGAATGCAAATCCCATTCCGGCTCAATCTTGTCAAACTTATCCTTCAACAAACCAAGCCTGAACTCTGCCCCAAACTTAGTCCAACACTTACGGCTAACCTTAGGTGTATAAGTAGTGAACCACCAACCACCTTCCTCTTGCCCACCATAACACCTATCCACCTCATAAACATTAGCGTAATAAGGCATTAGTTGTTCCTCCCTTTTGGCCACGAAATTCTACTGTAACCCTTAGGGGTTACACGCTTGTTTGCCCAATAGTTTGCCTTGCTGAATCTGTTGAACTTCTTCTTCTTGCTCATTATCGGCCCACCATTTCCTCTCCGTGAAACCTACACATAGCCTTCCACATTACCGAAGTGGATGCCCTAAACATACCAAATGTCCATGTTCTAGTGAAATCATTAGAGTTATCACAGTTATGTGCCCACAACTTCTCTTGATCAGAGACACTCATAGATCTCCAAATCACCAACGCTTCTGCTCTAGTCATGCTTCTTTTTCCTTCCGTCGTTCTAGATCCTTAACCTCATTATGAAGTAAAGTTCTTACAATGGCATTCATTTTCACAATCTCTGAACTAAACGATGCCTTATGGTAGCTCTCATCGCTATACACAATGCTTATCGCAGCATCACGAATCATTTCTTCCAGGGTTATCGTCATCATTAACCCTCCTCCTCATCGTTTTCGTACAAAGTATTCCAACATTCAGGATGCGTCCCACTAATGAGCATTTCTCTTTGTTCAGCCGGCATTTCGGGACACACCATGTTAATTAATCCACCATTTTGCCACTCAAGATAATGGTGAACCAACATCTCTACCTGACCACTTTTCCCACAAAGAAAGCATGGTGCAGTATCAACTTTAACGGTATCCGTAATCGAATTCCAAAAGTCTTCCACTCCTGACATAACTACTTTACCTCCATCCACTTAGGATCAAGCGGTTGCTTTTCTACCCACCTAGAATGCTGCCAATCATAAAGTCTATAAAATGGCTTCATAGGCCAAGGAGTCATTCCAAATACCCTTCGCCTATAACTACTATCCTTGCCAAACAATACCCTGTCAATCATCAGTATGATGTCATAAGGAATTCTCAAATAACCAGGCTCAGGAATAATACCAAAGAAGATCCTTATGTTTCTCTCAACCTTGAGATCATGCAATCGCTTTTCCTTTAGCCTGTTCAAGATATCAGCACTATTCCCATACATATAATGCGCATGCCCAGACTTTCGGATAGTATCACTATTCAACTTGAACATTTTAGCTGCTACAAACTTTGCCTTTGCAGCCTCTTTATCGGAATAGTATTGCGGAAGCATCATAGATGTCTGCTTTTCTACCCACATCCTATCACGGTCACTCATCATAATCTTCCTCCAAATCTGGAACTACTTCCAAGTGTGGCAATAAACTATTGTGCTTACGTTGCATAGACCTTTGAGTCTCTGGACTCAGATGAGCATACTTCTCTGCTATCTCATCACTAACAGGAACACTATCTGGATAGAATTGCTGAACAACCTCTACTGGCAAAGAAGAGAGAATCTCTTCTTTATGCTGCCGAAATACCTCTAGAGCTCTCTCCATATCTAAATCACGATACATCTTACCGCTCCATTGAGTCTTTCCGGCATCAGAAAGAGTATTAGAGATTAAATCAAACATACAGTTTGCCTGGTCTTCATCTTCAACCTCAATTGAAAAGTTCAACTGCCAGGTTTGTAAACCTCGTACTACAGTCACTACCTATCCCCTTGTATAATCGAAGGCGTATTCACAACACCTATCTTGCTCATTTGAATCAAAACCATGACCACCCTTTGCTTCTTTAGCAAAAGCCGGAATTTCATTACACAACCAAACAGAACAATCATGGCAAAGAGTTACCCCTACTGGACCCTCGCCCATAAAAGACATGGTATCCCAAAAGCCACCATAATACCCTGAGGTAAAGACATGCAAACCATTACTTACCTGTCTATCCGTACCCTCAAGCTCTGAGTCAGAGAAAACCCTATCCACCTGACACTCGCACCTATCACAGAAAGAATGTTTGCCAGAATCGTACACTTCTTCTGTGCTCCTTTCTGCTCTATGCCCATCAATTGTCTTACTCATTTGTATTACCTGATCCTCTCAAACATTATTGGCTAAACTAATAACTGCACCCGGCATTTTTTATCTTACCGGATGGATAACTTGAATACATATTCTTATCGTGGGGGTGGTGGGAATCGAACCCACAACTTTCGGATTAAAAGTCCGCTACTCTACCAATTGAGTTACACCCCCTGTAGCCTACTCCTCTCTCATAATAGAAAGAAGATGGCTCTTGTCGCAATAATGCTTCAAGATTAGTTCACCCAAACGGCTATCAGCAACATCCCTAAACTCTCGAGTATTATCGCCAACTTCCGAAATCAAATGATCCAACTCATGAACCATCGTAGCCACAAGCTGTTTCATATTCCTAGACTTGATCAGACTTTCATTGAGAATGATAAACCCTCCATCTTCCTCAATGACAGCCTTACCCAGGATATGCTTATTTCTCTCTGTTGACTTGATCACCTTGATAGGATAACACAGAATATCCATGTCATAGGAAACCAATGTCTCTTGCGCCAGGTCAAAGAATCTCTGATCCCTAGGCTCAAGTTCAACAAAGTCGTTATCAAACTCAGCGCCAAGAACATTCTTATCCATTCTGTCCTTAGCACCTGTTGACTCCAGAAGGTTATACATTGCCTTAGAAACAGTGATTCCCACATAACCACGTTCCTTCAGTTTCATATAAATCTCTCCGAAACCGGCAGCATCCTCTGATACGAAAGCAACTTCTGGAGTGACGCTATCCGTATACTCTTCCATGCACTTTTTAGTGAACACATGGCCAAAGCAACTGTCATCTTCTACATCGAAGTAATCGTCATACTTAGACATAGCCCATACATATGGCGCATTTCTCCACTCAAACACACCATCATTATCATTATATGCAGCTTTATCAACAATGTCATTGACAACTTTTGAGATGCCCTTGTCCCAATACTTCTGATTGGCACCAAAGAGTTCAGCGATAGCCTTCAACTCATTACTTACGACAGACTTTAAAGTTCTCTCCTCATTGAGGGAAACCTTAGGCAAGTCATAATCGTAAAGAGATTGGCACATCAGACCGTCTATTTCAGGACCATACACAAGGACACCCTTATGGTAAATCCTTACGCCACCCTCTTTTTCTCCAGGCAACTTCTCGTAAATCTTTGCCCCAAGAGTATCCTCATGGATAACGTCAGTCCTGTTGATAGAGAAGTACCTATCAAAGTTATTATAGATTTCTAGGAGTCCATCATCAGCAGTAATATACACTGAGAATTCGCCCCACTTAGGCTGGCCAACTTCTTCAACCAGATCAATCCAATACTTTGAACCAAACTCATAATGAGCATCCAAAGCATTGGCGAACGCCTCCCTAAAGATTTGGAATGGTGAATCCCATCCCAATTCCCCAGCGCCACTAGAATAGGATGAGTTCTTCACTACTCTACACCTATCCTCATCCTCATACACGAACTGAACAACGTCAATTCCAGCAGGATTATCGTTGTCAATATCGTACCACATCGTATACAGTCCATCTTCATCATGTCCTGTATTAACCCACTCCCAGCCATTTCTTAAAGCATAGATAGGAGCAAACTTAGTCCCCGATCCAAACTGGCCAATAGTGTCATCGTTATCTCTTTTTGTAGAGACACCTAGAAGTTCCAGGTAAAGCCTAGAAAATCCTTCAGTCTCATTCGTAATCTTGATATACATGATTCCTCTCAGAATGCTTCGTTAATAAGCTGCAACGCAGCCTTTTCATCTTCGGATGGAATAAACCTAATCGTTCTGGCATCTCCAATAAAGAAATGACCAGTACCCTTAGAGTTATTCAACCACTCATCCAAACAGCGATGATACATTTCACGCATTTCCGCATCAATACTGCTGAATTCATGATTTGTTGGGCAAAGATCAGAATGAACCGGACCCTCACCATTTCTGTTTTCCCTATACTGAATCTCAGCACACACTCCTTCGTATGTGTCATCCACATACTCAAGAGGAACACCAAATTCAACGCTGTCACTAGACATTAGTAACCCCATCTTTCTTCACTGGCACGCTCTGCCATATAGTCATAATAATCCCCAACCCGCTGCCTAATCTCATCGGCACGCTTATTGGCAACTACAGGATCATCTTTCCACTGATTCATCAAGTATGCCCAATCAATACCCCAAGCCTTACCCTGGTCGCAATGAAATTCACACTCAACATCGTAAAGATCACCATGAATGTATTCGTCAAGATCTTCCTGCCAATCAGGTCCACCTTGCTCTTTCCACCACTCAATAGTTGTACCATTAAATGACGGATTGGCCATAGTTCCCTTACCCCTACACCTTATACAAATCTCGAGGACAAGAGGAATCATAAACCTTACCGGTTCTCCAGGGTTAAACACTCTCTCAGGGTCACTAATAATCCCACTTTCTCTTGGAATCATTTTCCCAGTCGTAACCCATTCACCATCAGGATAACTAACAAACACAAGATGCTGCCTATTGTTTATAACAACCATCTCATTACTGCTATTTGATACTTCACCCATGATGTAACCCTGTTCACTATCAAGATAACCGTATTCGGAATCGCGATAGTAAACCTTGCCGTCTTCACCTGGGTATGCCTTAAAGGTTCCCAGATCTGTTTCTTTTACATTCATAGCCGGCCATACTCCTTTTCATACCGCTCGTTTACAGTATTGATAGCCTTATTAATTTCGTTACGATAAGTCTCGAGAACTAGCCGACGATAATCCTCAATGTCAGACAATTCTTTCATATCACGAATCATCTTAGCCAAAGGAGCACGCAAAGAATCCCAACGTGCCAAAGCTTTCTGGTCATCCTTTTCGATCATGTTCCCATAATCCAAAGCAACCTTGTCATTCTGACAATAACCATACTCTAATGAGTAGTATGTGCCAGGATCATAATCTAAAGATTTACCAACCCTCAACTCTCCAGATCCCTTAGGCTTACCGTAATAAGCATAAATCTGGTCAATGAAAAGCTGTCCCTCCAACTTAGCCCTAAAGTCATATCCAGGCTGACCGACAAGAACACACTTTTCACTATAGGGAGCCGTACCCCCAATATATATGTAACAGAAAGAATCCATCATTCCCCCTTACTTACGGTACTTCTTCTTCAAAGACATAGCCCTAGGCTTAGGATCAAAGTAAACCATTTTACTGGTCCCCTCCTTACCCCTAACCCCATTCCTGTCACTACCATCCTTCTTCCAAATGGTCTGAATACCCATCAGGGATTCATAAACGTCAGTAACGTCATCAGAGTAAACCAACTCACTCTTCCAATGCAATGACTTCATGTTACTAGTCCTCCCAGTGATCCATTAGGAAATCCCAAACCTCTGCTGAGACTTCATCTTTGTGATAAGGATCAATAATAGATCCCCTTAGCTTTTCTGCAACACGCCAGTTATGATCCATCAATATGTTGAAGAAACACTGACCATAACGCCAACTAAATACCTCCATGAATCCACCAACATTCTTCATGAAGAAGTTGTGAAAGAAGAAGAAATCTCCCACTCCCAACTCGAGCATTCCCTTAGGAGGAATGTAACTCTTATATGCTTCAGCTACAAACTCTTCTTGCTTCCTTTGCTGTTCTTCCAGCAACTTTGCTCCCTTTTCGGAACGCTCTTTCAGTTCCTTAATCCCATCAGCGAAATAATCGTTAACAGAATTTTGCAGACGTTCACTAAACGTTAGATTCGGCATCCCTTTTCCTTTCCTCGCGGATTTCCTCCAAACGCAACCTACGGTTACGCAAGTTATCTTCAATTTCCATTCTCCTGGAATGACTAATCTCAGGCAACAACGGCCCCTTAGCCTTACGCACTCCACCTCTCCTATTCGGGAAATAAAGTGCTGGATCAACCCACTTCTTCTCTACTACCTCTTCGTTTTCAACTTCTGACATTTGACAACCTCTCAAACTCAATCGAAAGCATCTGATACTTGTAAACCAATTCCTCATGGCTAAGCGACTCAAGACAACCATAATAAACAGGACCATCTTCCTCAACTAAACCAGGATCATCATCTAATTGCAACTCCTCAGCAATACTATCATAGTAATCCTGAAGGGCATCCTCAGCCATAAGTTCACTTAACGTAGCAATATCAAACTCAAGCATTACCTCTCCAATCTAATAGATTAAACTAACTTAAGCGTGCTCCAGAAGGGACTCGAACCCTTATGCTTTTCAGCGACAGATTTTAAGTCTGTTGTGTATGCCAATTCCACCACTGGAGCGAAACCAATTACTACAGAGTTTCTTCAATCGGATTGGGTACCTCATTGTAGTATTCAATCCAGAATTGCTTACACTCTTCGCAATCGCAACCAATACGATCACGCATATCCATTGAGTTAGCGCATTTCTGAGGCATATCAGTAACTCCTTTCTATGCCTTTACTGCGTACAACTTCTTCCAGGTTCCATCAACGTATTCCCAAATGAAACCCCTACCGTTAGGATCATTCTTACGGCACTTATCACAACGACAACGAATAATACTCAATGTATTACCTTTCTAGTTAGGATAACTACGCTTACGCCGTTCAGGAAACTTAGGTCCAACATTACTCTTAGACAACCTAGTACCATCAGGGTAATGAACTAGCTTTTCACCATCTTCATCAACACAATTGGTAATTCGATAGTTCAAATAGGCAGCATAAGGTATGGCATACTCTTTATCAGTAACCAAACACCTTATATTGTTTTCCTGGGCCACAGCAACAACCAAACCGTAGTCGTTTCCATTCACCACAATGTGATGACCAGCCCACTTCTTAAGCAAAAGCTCATCCTTGTGCTTCTGGCACAAATAATCAATCTCGCAAGAAACACTAATGTCTTTCCCATCCCAATTCTTATCGAATTCAGGATCACCAAGAATTGAGATTATGGTTTCGCAACCACACTTCTTCTTTCGCAATTTACTAGCCACAACTCCCCCTTTCAGGTTTATGTTTACCAATTACTTTGAGTAGATTTGAACCCCCTTCAAACTTATAGTTTAGGTTTTCGTTCAAGTTACTCTCGCAATTGGTCGAGTGATTCCCTCCCACAAACACTAGACTATCATAGAGAGAAACGCGACAGAAACTCTTGCTTTTCATGGCAATAAACGCCTGGGAATGGGGCAATCAAAGGTGCAGACAATCGCCGGCAATAGGCGGCAGAAATGTCTGCTCTAGTGATTGAGTGAATGATTGAGTGTTTCATTAAGTGCGCCCAGCACTTTTATCTTATTTCTTGCGTCAAGTTGAGTATATATTTTTCTGGCCGGCATCATCTATACCAATCTCCTATTCCCAACACGATTTTGAGGCATTCCAATGACTACTACCACCATACTCATAGTATAACCAGGCAGCAACTCCAACGTTTGCCTTAGGATGATTCATAGCGAAACCAAAATACCCAGCATAATACGATCTCTCAGTCCAATACTTAGGTAAATGCTGATAGAAACCCACAGCTCCAGATAACTCGTTTACAGCCTCGTTAAACTTATCTTCTGGCCTAGCACTTGATTCACAGTATGCAACCCTTAATGCCCACTCCCTATCTTCTGGCAGAAAGAAATAACTAACCATTTCATTCAACGTAGGATAATGACCTAACCAAATTTCTTCTGGTATATCACAAGATCCAGTCTCAGGACATTCCTTACCCTCTTCATACCCCAATTCCCGCTTAAATTCTCTTTCCCATTCATCATACTCGTTAGTTTCATAACTAACAAATACACCTGGACCTTCGTTATTTATTGCCACAGGCCCAGGTATACGGTTATTATTTAACAGCATTTCATCATACACAGTATTATTTAACGGACTACCTATAGACGCAAACAATATTATAAAAACAGACAGCCCTTTCAATATCATACTAGATGACCTTCTCAAATCTATACTTGTCAGTCTTACTTATCAAATTGTTAAACGCAGACCCAATCGAATGCGAAAACAGCACCTGAGCGATATCTTCTTCTTCGACATCAAAGTAATGATAAACCGTATCGTTTCTAAACTGTACAACTAGATCCAGTAAACCACTTTCCTGGTTTTTTTGGAATTCCATAGTCCCAATAACAGTTGAATCCTCTGGCGCCAAGAAAACCTTGACGCGAGGCGTTTTCCAATCCGCAACTTTAACTGGCATTTGGCTCTTCTCCATTCTTGATCAATTCCTGATGCGATTCCCAGTTCTTATCTATCTCCCTATAAGACACACTGTGTGGATTATAGAAATACTCATTCGATGGGCCTGTATGATCTGGACCGCCGAAATATTCAAATATCCTAGCAAACCAATTCGTCGGTCTAAACCCCCACTTCCTCTCAACAATTTCATTAGCTTTCGCAACAGCAGTCATAACATTATTGACGCCATCAATGCGTACCGCATAACGGTATTCGACTACATAATATTTATTATGCGCCGGCATTACACCACCCATTCCTCTACGAAATTGCGAGCAAATTCTTCCCAAACATCCCACTCTTTGGTACCCTTATCAATAGGGATGTCCTTTCGGTAAAACCAGCTTAAATAAGTATACGACATACGTTCAACATCTGCAAGATTACCACTCCCTCTAACTTCGACATTCAAATGATAACCAGGCCCACCAGTTCCCAAACATATTTCATAAACTTTTCTCTCTTCAATACTCAACACCATATCATGTAGTGTATCCCAATATTCGTCATAATCCTCCATAAACTCTTCACCAAGATGCTTCTTCTGAATATCGCCAACTATTGTCGTCATATTCTCGTATGACAACTGAGCATCAATATCGTTCTGCTCGGTTTCAGTTAACCTATTTTCAGTTTCCATCAAACCCTAAACCTCGCAATCATGCCCATAATAGTATTCTTGAGCATCAGTCTCATCTAATAAATCAAACAACCTGTTACACTCATAACACCTAACATTAGTAACTAATCTTTGACCGATATGTGGCCTCTCTGATTCCTTCATACCAATTCCGTATCCCTAACCTTGTTAACAATATCCCATAAACCAATTAAAACACCAGGACCATTCCCCTCCATATCTTGGGATATAACCACACTATCAACAAATTTAGTACCGCCTTTACCCTGAATTTCCAACACCAATACAGGCCAAGCATCCCAATCGTCATCCTCAACAAAAGTGGATACAATCGTAGCACCATGCAATACCGACAAATCCTTCTCAAGCAATTCTTTCTCTGACGATCTATACGTTGTCATACCTTATTCAATCCTTCTTAAGTAGCCAATCTTGTAACTTAGATTTACTGTATTGATGCTCTCGACTATGCTCCAAATCTTTCTTAATTTCCCACAGCATATTAGACAGCAACGTCACTTCCATCTTAAGCACGTTTATCTCTTCACGTTGTTCTCGCAATTTCATCTCATAAAAATTTCTCAGACTGTCGTATTTACGATTCAATCTACCCTCTACAATCTGCAGTTCAGAAACCTTAATCTTCTTCTTCACAGCCTTCCATGCCCATCTCAAAGACATCCGCCCCCTTTCCCATTTTCCTCAAATCATCACCAGTCCAATCTTGAAATTCGGCAAACACATGCTCTGCCTCATCATGATCCAAACCTAATAATTCTTGCCCAATATCCTCTGGAGAGCGGAAATTGATCTCTTCATCTTCTAACGGATGCATATACCCTTTTAAATCATACTTAAACGTCCCACCTCTATTAACGAGAGGCTGTTCAGCCATGAAAGTATAATCAAAAGCGATTCCGTTGTCATATCGAAGATGAATCCTAGGATACCATCCACTTAATAAAGCAGCCCACCCAGCAATACAGCCTGAAGTATTACACTCTTTAACATCAATTGCTACACTTAAGGGATTAGGACTGTCAACATCAATTTCAATTGGATATGTTGAAGCCCAATACTCTTGCTGATATTTACTATGTTCAAAATCAACAATATCTGCTATCTCAAAAAATAACTCTTTATTTCGCTTTGGACTCGCCATTAGTCCCATCCCATCTCTGCTCTATGAAGATCCAAATCTTCTTTCTGATCCTCTACCCATTCCCAATCAATATAGTCATCCCTGTGACCAAGATCAAGATCAGAATTACACTCCCCACATACACCAGATCTTTGTCCTTGAAATGATTCACAACTGAACATAGTATCCGTTTCACACTTTTCACAAAAATACTCCTCGTCCCACTGCTCATCAGGTCCAGCAATCTCATATTCATTTCCAGTAACACCCGGCGGATAATTACTACTCATCTTTACTAATCCTCCTTGCCGCAATAATGTTCATAATCCCAATCAATAGTATCAAAAATCATATCCCCTGAAGCCATATACTCCATTTCCGCTTCGGCTACTGATTCACCATTACCCCAAATCTTGTAACCTTGATAACACATACCAGGTTCTTCATACCTAAGGTCAAATACAAGCTTTGGAAACATCATAGCAATAGCATTGAATCCATCAATTGGCGGCGACCAAGCGCTATCAAATCTAAACATAACTTTCTTTAGACCTTCTGATTGATCATCAGTAATATACTCAGTATGACAATCAGCCCACTTAGTGCCCCAATTATTACAGCACCAATCATACCAATCTACAGCACCGTACTTTTCCTTATTACTCTCCTTCTTCTCCTTATCTGGATCATCATCAGGAATAGCACCAAACCTAGAAGGCAGATCTTTTAGGTCATCTGGAATAGGATAGAGACTTTCAAGAATAGTATATTCCTGACCGTCATCATCACTCTTAATGGCTTTGACAAACCCGTCTACTTCAGCAACAGGCCCGCAAATGTTCAACGTATTTGTACACCAATTAGGCATCAGATAAGCCCTTCCTCTTCTTCCCAATTCATCATAACTTGAAGATCATCATGCCTAATGCCATCAAAGGCAATACGCAATTCAACAACCCTGCCGTCGTCATTAACATCAACAAAAACAGGATATCTACCGTCACCATAACCAGAAGATGTAACTACACCAATACTGCCGTGGTAACCATTAGCAGGTAACGAAAACTCTCCAAACGTATCTGCAATACTTACCCTGCAAACAGAATCATAGTTTCCACCTGTTGGAGGAGTATCGCTACCGAAATAGTCATCCTTAAACGCATAGCATGGATCAATGACCATTATTTGGCCTGAATCCACGCCACAGAACCCTGCTAACTTAGTCTTATTCTTCATTTATTTCCTCAACTTCTGATTGCCGATAAATAAGTATTCCTTCTTCACCTTCTGGCTCTATATCAAAACGCCACATATCTCTGTCATCATCCAATACACAAAGCTTACTGCCGTCATACCTAACAACAGTTCCCGTTATATCTTGATCAATGACTTTAACCCTTGATCCAATATGTATCATTTTACTTCTTCCATAGGCAATATTTGCCAATGATCCTCACCTGCTATAAGCATAAGTTTTGAACCATCATCCCAATCTACTGATAGTTTTTCATCACCCCACAATTCGTCATACGTTTCATACTTAACCGTACCTAAAGAACCACGCTCAAGTTTAGTATACGGATCGTTAGTCTTGACAAGACGCACCCTGCGCCCTTCTAATGTTCTATCTAGAGGCATATTCTTCTTCCTTACTATGTGCCCATCTACTTAAAACTTCAACCATCTCTACTGCCTGGGTTCCTCTGCCAAAGTAAGACACGTAATCTAGATTCAACTGAAGCACTAGAGAATACAGGAAGTCTAAATTGTTTACGCCAACTACTGATTCTACCGCAACCCCGTCAGTATAGATAGTCTGTTTACTTGAACTAAAGTTAGACTTGTGTTCCTTAATTAGATGGCTAACATCAAACGGCGCATAATGAGCAGGGTCAATAATAGCATGACCATTACTGACGATAATACCATCGTCAATAGCCTTCTTTATTTCTTCCTTAGTGTAACTCATAACACATTCACCCATTCCATAGCAGTATTCAGCAGGTTATCATAATCACCAGACATTGACTCTTCCATATATTTATTTACTTCCTCGGGGGTAACGCCATTACGTTTCAACGCATCCTTGACTTTACCCATAATCGCAAATGCATTACCATCAGAACCCACAAGTTCAACTTCAATATCATACTTTGGCATCTAAAGCTCTTTTCAATAATTCTAGAAAGTCTATGTGACATTCTCCATCGCACGACTCAACGTCTGGAAATAGCAGTTCGCATAGGGCTTCTCTAACCCTTTCCTGAAACCAGTCTCCATTAGTATAAATATCGCATCTATACTCAGTTTCAAGACGAATCTCTGCTTTTTCCTCTTCAGTCAGAGGCATCAAATAACACTCCCACCAACCACCTCAGGCGGCTCCTTATCTACAAAACTAACCTCAACCTTCATTTCCTTATTGAACTTATCAGAAACAATTTTCTGAATGTTCTCAGTCGATTCGTTAGACTTGATAATATCCGCCAATTCACTGTCTTCAATAACCTGCGACCAGGGTACATGATGCTTTAAAACAGTATTGATTGCTCTCGCAAAATCACTTCCTAAACCGCATAGATTCGTCTCCCCAACATCATTCAATAACGACGACAATTCCTCTCCAAGGGATGAACTCAGATAATCAGTAACACAGTCACTTACAATATCAGCAATATCGCTACCATAGCGCAAGTAATCATCTACCGCATCTCCAACCGCCTCAGTAATCCTTTCATCAACAGCATCTGCAACATAACTGGAAAGATAGCCACTATCGTCATTAGTTATTTCCTGGATCAGAGCCGAAACATCAATGGAAATTATATCACTCATTTTTATCACTATCCTTTTTGGTTAAATCAGTAATCATACCGGTCAGTTTGTTCATCTTATTCCAATAAGACTGTTTAGCAAAACCCTCATGGGTCGGCCACATGTCTTGTGTTTTTATAGTGCTATATATAAAGTCCTCCATAGCTTCTGTCTGTCCGCATGGCGAGCATATTTCTGTCAAGTTATCTGTTCTACTTGTTGCGGGATATCCCTGTATATCCCCCAAACACCTAGGACACATATTCTTCGATAATTGTTCATCTTCTTTCACATTCCTACCTTCTAAACTATCGACAACCAGAAAAGAGGGACACCCCGAAGGGTGCCCCTCTTTTACTGAATTCAGTTTTATATTAAGATGTGTTACTTATCAGAATCCTCAGAAGGAAGCTTCTTTGCATCCTTCTTAATATCATCTGACAGGGCAACAAAGTAGAGAGCATTCTCTTCCTTAGCCCTACGGACAGAGACATTCATACCCAGTTTCCTAGCCTGAGTCCTAACTCTCTGCTGCATGTTGTGGAAATCCTTATCCTCAAGCAGGTCATCAATCTTAAAAGCCTGACCTGACTTAATGGATTCCGTAAGGGCTTCTCTGATCTCCAGAATCAGCCCACTAGCAACGCTATGCCTAACGATATCCGGCAACGCATCAACCTTAACAATGCTCATTGTTTTTCCTTTTGTTAATCTATCCAATGGATTTAACTAAACGAATGAGGGCATGACCCTCAGGCGCCAATAAACACACTACCACACGCACCATTCTCCATCGCGGATCAAACGAAAATCTCTGTAAACTCTGATTTAAACCCTCGACATTTCTCTATCGGGCTGCCCTGCGTTTTGTAATGTTACAAACCCTCGGGATTTGACTGAATGTTTCAGTGAAATTGAGTATATATTTTTCGAGGAATCATTTAGACATGTCCAAACCATTCTTGGAGTTCACTTGGCATACTTCTTACTGTAGAGTTTGTCGATTCCCAAGCTAAACTGTTTTCATCCATCATTAGCACTTCGCTCATCTCTTTTTCATTCTCATATTTTTCGTGAACACCAGGGCCAGTATTTATGATTTCTATCTCTACTTCCGTATCCATGTTAATATTTTTTGCACACGCAAATACTGCACCAGCTAATGAGTCAGCCAAATCTTTAGTTCCTTTAGTCGGATGGTCTATCTTGGTATTGTTTATTAACTTCAATTTCAACAATTCGTCTTCAACCAGAAGTTCGCTCCAATAGCCACGCAACCTGTTATCATAAATGGCAGTCATCAAAGTATCATAATCTGTTTTCTTCACGCCATGTAAATCAGCACTAACCCCAAGACTTCTTAAAGTCTGTATCATATCAACAGACTGCCATTGATCAAATGTAACAGAAACTAACTCAAACTTCCTGTTAAGATCTAGAATCATTTGCCTTACAGCAGAGAAATTGATTTCTTTCCCCGGAACAGCTTCCCAGTAGTGGATCAGATCAACATTTATTATCGGAAGCAACTCAGTTCCCATAGAAGTTTTTATCTCAGTAAAGCCAGCACCATGAACCATAGACAATGCAGCCCTGTCTCTTTTAAGACCAAGGTCAACATGCATATACCTCAACTTGCCATCTTCACCATTAAACCACTTCTTAAATGTTCCATCTTCTTCAATCGGATCATCATGATACATGAACGATTTCCTTACACGCTCTGCATCTCTAAAGTATGCGTCCTCCATGTGTGGAGGTTCACATTCAAACCTTGCAGCAGCCTCAATAGGGTTACGAACGTATTCCGATTCCAATTGGTGTCTTTCAATAGTTGGATTAACGTCCCACGTTGATGCTTTAATACACCAAGTTTTGGGTTCATTCTTTTCGATTGCCCCCTCATATCTCTGCTGAATGAAGTCACCCTTATACCTAGGGAACGACAGCAGGATAACCTTTCCCACCTCTGGAAATCTAGACATAACAGACAACTTGCTCATATTATAGATTGCAGACGCTGAACCTTTATTTCTAATCTCCCCCTTCAATTCTGAATCGGTTTTGAAAGCTGAAATCTCATCTAAAACAACAGTCATAACCTCATAACCTTCCCAACCCTCAGATTCAGAGTGGCCAGAGAAACATCTGACTGGTCTGGAAAAGAAGAAGATTTCACTTACTCTAGGCTCAAACCCTTGATCGTTAAACCAGGGGCTGCCCAACAAAAGATTTTTCAAAGGCTCGAAGAAAACCCTTTGCGCCTGTTGAGCGTTAACAGCAAGGTTTAGAAGGTCAACATATACACCATTAGCCTTACCATAATACATCAGGGGATCTCTTAGACAATGCAACAGGTAAACCGTTCTAGCCATCGATATTCTAGAACAATGGTCTTTACCAGATCCTTTACCTAACTGACATATGACTTCGTTCTGAGTATACTTATTATAATAGTCTATCCCCTCTTTGTCCCCGTATATCTTTTTTAAAGTCTCCTCTTTGAAAATCTGCGTGCTCTGTTTTACTATCTCAGTTTGAATTTTAGACAAAGGAGGTAAATTCAAATATCTTTTATCTTGCACGAAAACTTCTAGCGGTACCGGTTCTTCCACTAACTCATCTTGATTCAACAACTTACTAAAATCGTCTAGTTCAAGATTCAGACCCATGTAATCACTCATGGTCTGCTATACTTCCCCCTGAGCGGAATCATTATCGGATACCCCTTCTGCGAGGATGGGAGCGTCAACTATATTATTTGAACTCTCAAATACGGACGAGGCTTCTGCATCAATTATATTCTGATCCAGGATTTCAAATGCATCCGCCAGATCTCTTTGAACTTTATCCCTAATCTCAGGATATTGCGAGATAACGTCACGAATGATTTTCGATAACAAATTATTGACAGACTCTGCTCTCTGCATTCTGGCAACATATTCTACATCAGTCTGATTGTTATTCATCAACTGATGCAACTGTGCTTTTTTGTGGGCAACCTCAGCCGCAAGTTTTAATGCTTGAATCCTTGCGCTTACCATGCCATGATCGGTTGCGATAGTTACTGTTTCCCAAGCCTCTTTGCCTATCTCATCAAATTCGCTTAGAGCTTTGATAGTGTTCAACTGAACACGCTCTAAGAAGTACGGATCAGCGTCGGCCTGACGGGACAGGATCAATTTAAACTCATCAATGTAAGAACGGACATTGGCGCGATCTAAATCCATCAAAGATGCAATTTCAGTTACATTGTATCCTTTGATGTGATAACCGCCAACCTGATCTACCAACTCAAGACGATCTATAAGTGATAATTGGTTGCCAGATTCGTCCTCAATAGCGATATCTGTCATATTATATTATACCATACCCTACAGACTATTGGGGTGGTAAGGGTCGCCAATAGGATTGAGAATAGGACGCTCGCCCGTCATCTCTTCTCTCCAGTGCAACTCTTCGTCACCATCAAACTCAGTCTCTGCAGGATCTTCAGGATCAAATGTCAATTAAATATTCCTCCAAATTGAGTACATTTATATAAATAAAACCCACAATACAGCAAATGCCAAAATCTGTACGGCGGTACCCCAATTAATAAAACTTCTCATTGAAACATCCATTCTGTTTTACCGACACCTTCGCCCCAAGAGTCCCATCCCGGAGCAGTATTCCTAGCAAACAACTCTATCTTTCGTTGAGCGGGGAACATTTGTTCTATCCTTTCCCTAACTTCAATAGGCTTAGAACTATGCTCTCCACGCATTTCAGAAATAAACTGCCTAACATTCCTCGCACCCCTAGGTTGAGGTATCTTCCCCATCTTGCCCACCAAACACAATTCCACTTGACTCATTGTGTAAAACCCAGGGTTAACCCTTTGCTTATCCCAAACGAAAGCAACTGTAGCCCAAGAAAACCCCCAAGCATCCATAACATCCAATGCCTGGGGAAGATGAGGGCTACTAGACCACAGGAATAATAATGACTCTTTGTCATCAACAATACTCTTTACATCCATATTTTTTATATCATCAATATGCATTGTATCATAATGAGAGACAGCAGCACCAGTATCGGGCTTACCGATACCGGCGTGCTGCCTCTGTCCCTTGTAGTCCCAAGGAGGATCAGCATAAACTATGCTATACTTTCTTTGAAGCACGCTTCTTAGCAGTCTTTCGCTTAACGTAGGCTGCCTCTTTCTTCAATCTAAGCTTCTCTTCCTCTTCCTTGTCTAAAGTCTTCTCTAAAGGCTTAACGAGTTTAGCCTCAATAGCCTTACGCATAGACGACGATGCAATAGCGAACATCTTAGCAAAGTCATGCTTACTAGGGTTACTGTCCCAATGAGCCATAGAAAACTTCTTTATAGCCTCTTCAACATCAGCATCGGTACCCCTAGTACCAATATACTCTATAACGCTATGCATCCACATTAAACGCTCGTGCCTCTCATCAGAGGACGACTCAGTAGCCCGCTCAACTAATCTGTCAGGCTGCGCACCCATAGCATGGGAATCCAACTCAGACACGCGTCCCACAAGAATTGCAACGGTCATGATGCGTTAAAGCATTATTACCACCAATAGCAATCAACAACTCCTTATGCTCTGGAGATAAGTCCGGGCAATGAGAACCAACATAAGTAAACAGATTGACAACATGGTACATCGTCGGATTGTTCACTATGCTCTCTGGGCTGGGGAACGTAGACCTAAACCCCTCCCCGCCCCAATACTCCATGATACGATTAAACACCTTAGTCGGAACGCCATTCTCCTGACAGATACGCAGGACGACGCCCCTGACATCGTTAACCCTTTCATCACGAAGATGTAGGAAACCCTCAAACATCGGCTTGATCTGTCGTTTAGCAATACCCGCAAACTCCGCAAACTGTTCGACTATAGCATCACGACTATAACCACGCACACGGAACTTACGGTTATCAACCTGAGTAGTGGAACCATTACTGCACCACTCCCTCTCCAAATAAGCCTCAACGACTGGACTAATAGCCCAAGTATCGGAAAACTTGATTTTAACACCGCCATAATACGGAGTGTCTTCGCTCAAAAAGTTAAACTCATCCGTAGTGATAACCGCCCCTAACTGGCCTGCATCGCTGATACGGAAATGCTTAATCATGGCATCATCCCCTACAGCCAAAGCCGCAGCGTCCAAAACATCACCATGCCCAACATTCGGCAAATCCATCTCCGAAAACGACGACACAGTATCGCCCCTAAACACAGCGTTCAAAGAACGACCCGGTGTCTCATCAATATGATAATTGTAATTCATAGCAACCAACTCATTTGGGCTACGCTTCACATACGGGAAAGGCACACTAATCAATTCGGAAAACTGCTTAGAAGCCTCCTCCGAAAGTTTAACCCTGTCGCCATTAATACTGAAAACACTCTTACTTTCAACGCTCAAATCGTTAAAAGAAAAAGGTACAATCTCAGTATCTTCCATCTTCTCATTAATAGTATTCTTTGCTTCATCTAAAGTTAATAAACTACTCATTTTTCTCCATTCCGTTGCCTTCGGCAACTTGTTTCCATACACATTTTACCACACACGAAACGCCACCGCAGGGAACAAACCATTTTTTTAAAAGTTTGTTCCGTTTTCATTCACACACATAGGAGACACAGTAACAAACGCAACATTCTCCCCAAACTCCCTCAAAGTCCTAGCCCCAACATAAGACATAGAACTCTGCAAACCATTAGAAATAGAAGTCATCACAGAACCAACATCAGTATCACAGACAACCCAACCTTCCGCACCCTCAACATAGCTCGAGCCGGCACCAGCAGAAGCCATACCACGATACTGCTTCAACCTAACACCATCAACCTTCTTAACCCTACCTGGAGCCTCAACACAACGAGCCAACATACCGCCCAACATTACAACATCAGCCCCAGCACCCAACGCCTTAGCCACATCACAAGGATTCTTAATCCCCCCATCAGCAATAATCTGCACATCCGAATAACCAGACAAAGCCTCAGAACACTCCATCACCGCAGAAAACTGCGGCACACCAACACCAGTCTGCAACCTAGTCGTACAAGCAGCCCCCGGGCCAATACCAACCTTAACCATATCAGCACCAGCATCAGCCAAAAACTCCGCACCAGCAGGAGTAGCCACATTACCAGCCACCAACGTACACTTATACCCATTCTTATCAATAAGCCCCCTCAAAGCCGTCACAACGTCCCCAACACGCTTAGAATGGCCGTGAGCAACATCCAACACAATCATATTCGCCCCATGAAACAGAAACGAACGAGCAGACATCAAAGGAACCTCATTAACCCCCAAAGCAATACCACACTGATACCCGCCATTAACAACACTAAGAAACTGATCCCTACGTTGCTTAACAGACAAATTGCGGTGCAAAACACCGATACCACCATGCTTAGAAATAGCCCTACACATCTCCGCTTCACAAACAGTATCCATATTAGCAGCAATCACAGGCAAACCCAAATGAACACCACCCAGCCCAGAAAACGCAACAGAAGTATCACAACCCTTACGAGACTCGACCTCAGAATACCCCGGCACAATCAACACATCATCATAACACAAAAAATTACTATCTGACATTCCTAAACCCTTTCCTGTAAACCAAACGATCCACAAACAACGCTACAAACAAAGCAATCACAACACAACCAACACCAAAAACAGTCAACCAAACAGCATGCAAAAACAACTTCATCACATATCAGACCTCTCAACAGAATTCTTCTCCCCACAATGAGGACAACACATAACACTCAAAACAGACGGCAACTTCAAATCATACAACCGATCCTCATGAGCATACGACCACCAATTCTCGCAAGAAGAACAAGTCAAATGATAAATACGTTCAACATAACACTTATGAGTCATCTGCCCTCCTAATCAGGCCACAACCAGAACAACGAATCCACAACCACCCATGATGGTGAGGTTGATCCTCAGGAACCTCCAAAGACTTCCACTTATGGTCAACAAACCTATAACCATCCTTCCCATACACAAAACACCTATCAGGCTTCTCGTCCACTCAAATCAACCCTCAAACACAAAACACCATCATCAATACAACCCTCAGCATCAGCCAAAATAGCAAAATCCTGAAAATCCAACTCAGCCTGCTTCACAAACAAACGACGCTCAGCCCCAGCAACAGGAGGCAAAGTACGCTTCCTAACAGCCTCAGCCCTATCCCTAAACCTAGCAATCATACTCTCAACAAAAACAACCTCAGGATCTTTCATCACAAACCCACTCAGCCCACTCACCAAACAACATCCCAACAGACCCAGAGTGAGAATCATCCAAAACAACCCCCTCATCCTCATCCAACTCCACATTATCATACACATCCATAATAATACCCTCAGAAGTCACAACAACAACCAACTCCCTACCCTCATCAACCTTAACGCAAAAACGCGTCTCGCCATCAAACGAACCATCAACATCATAAACCACAACAATCAAACCTCAACATCAATCAAACCCAACAACGACAAATAAGCCACAGCAGCCTGCTGAGGCACAACACCATTACCCAACAACTTTAATTGGTGAGTTCGAGCCATCTCAACATCAGTAACCCAACCAGAAGGCAAACCCATCATCCACTCAACAAACGGAACAGCCAAACGAGAACTAGGCTCCCCAGTCTTCGTCAAAGACGGCTCAGACGGCTCAGGAGCAAACCTACCTAACATACACTCCCAACGCCTTACAGCGTCTCCGTACTGTCCCCAGTCACATGCTGCTCTATCGCCCCATGCAGACAACTGTCGTCGTCCCTCTGATTCCTGCCCTTGTGATCCCTGCTCGTCGGAGTCGGCAACAACTTGTCCTCCGTAAACTTCCCCTTCGGACCACCCACCGGCTTCGGCATTGGCTCCCCCGCCAACCTCGCCTGCTCCGCACGAATCCTCCACGAAATGTGCAGAGGATGATTCGGCAAAAACGCCTCCCCCGCCTGAGGGGTTGGAAGAAGAGACACCGCCGTCCTCAAATCCTTCCCTCCCTCTCCCCGCTTCCCCGGACCATTCGTATCCGACGTTCGCGGAGTCGGCAACAGATGAGGCAGATCCCACAGATTGAACCCGTGACCATCCGCCGTCACATCCGGCGTCCCCCCATGCTTCGCTGCCTGAGCAGTCGGAGTCGGCAACATCTTCACCGCCATCGGCAAAGACAGACCGAACCCATTCCCGTTCTTCGCCTTCAACTTCGCCAAACGCCTCCGCTCCAAATAATCCTCCACACTGTCCTCGTCGTTCCGAATCAAATGAACCACCGTCGGAGTCGGAAACAAATCCCTTACTACATTTTTCGGACTCACTGGAGAGGATGTTGTCGATAAGCTCTCTTGACTTGAAGAAGAAAGATTCAGACTCATCTGACCCATTCTTGAGCCATCCGTTTCCCCTGTAGGCGATGCAGAACCATCTGTTTCTTCTATGGGGTGCCCCACATGCGTGATCTGCTCGCATATTTGTCCATCTTGCATCGTACCCACCCTTGGCCAAACTAGCGAGGACTTGCCCGAAGGCGTCACCTTCGTTGGCGGTGTATATTCCAAGAACATTCTCCAAGAAGAGCCATCTGGCTCCTGCTGCGTTTGCGACTCTGACAACATCATCAATCAACCATCTTTCATCGTTTATTCCCCTCTGACTGCCTGCCTGCGATACTGGCTGGCATGGAAACCCAGCCACACAGATATCGACAACAGGGGGATCTTCTATTTTGGTTATGTCTCCTAGATTTTCAACACCGAATCGTTCTTCAAGAACTACCGATGCCCATTTATCACTTTCCGCAACCCATTCAAGTTGTACGTTAAAACCGGCATATGATAAGCCAAGTTCCAGCCCTCCATAGCCAGCACACATAGCACCAACTTTAAGTCTATCCATCTCATCTCTCTATCTCTACTAGAGTTCCATCTTCAACATCGTCAAACACTATATCATGTCCAGCATCATTAGCCGCCTTCGTAAGTGTATCTTTGTCATAACCGTATAACTTCGTAAAGTGAACTCGATAGTTAAACCACCCTTCAGCGGTCATCCAAAACTTCGGATCAGTCTGTTGATACAACTCTTTCAGTTGCTCATCCGGTAACAGAAACGACAGGACGCCTAGAGGCATATATATAACCAAGTCATAGTTCCCTCCAGACTCCTTGCTGTTAGCGTATCTTTGCATCATGCCTTGAAACGACTTGACGGCATCTTCAATTGGACCGCCAGAAAAATAGTCTATATGCCCATGCTCATTGCGTTCTCTAGGACAGTAGTCGTCAACGTGTGTGATCGTGCCAAACGCCCGACACACCATCGGGCGATATCCGTAGATCGTACACCCATTATCATAGAAGGCACAGAACCTCTTTGTGCTGCCATCCTCTGCCCAATCTTCATCATGCATGGCATCCACCAGTCTATCAATGGTGGCATTCATAAAGTCATCAGCAGCCTGCTTACCGTTATCTTCCATGACAAGGTAATACTGCTGCCTAATATTGTAGGCTATGTTCGCACACTCAAACATGTGAACACGCAAACCTATTCTACAACACTTACCGGAACCCTTACAGGCATACTTCGTTTCATTCTGCTCTGCTTCAACAAATCTCAATTGGTTGTAAACCATATCCAACTGTCCGAACAGGGCCACATCTGCAGAGTCAACAGTGTGTCGCATTTTTGAGGTAGTCATCTTTTACGCCCTTTCTGCATCGCTTTACGTCTATTCATCATTTCGGCACGCTGTTTACGTTTTTGTTTTTCAACCTGCTCTTGCATTTTAGATTTTGGACGCTTCATAGAAGTGCTAGCCAAATTTCTGCCTTTCCCTCTAAATTTCAATAAATCAAATTTCTTAACCCAGTTGTACAAGGCTTGCGGTGATATGGAAATATTGTGACTCTGATCTAACCTTTTTGCTATATCGGATAGATTCATTCGTTTCTTAACGTAATGCTCGTAAAGCCATCCCTTATCTTTATACGGTTCTATTGGCATGGCTTTCCTCCACACAAATTGTACCACACCCCGATGGCGAGAGCGTCGATTTCGTCGGAATTGTACGATGAATCTTCCAATGCATTTCCATACTTATCTTTCATCAACTCCCTTACCCTGGACTTCCTCTCTTTAGCAGCCCACTTTTTCGCTTCAGTAGCCCCCCATTTTGCCTCATATTGTTCCTTTTCGGCCTTAGTAACTTTCTTATATCCAATCTTATTTTTCCACACAATAGGATTCGCCTCAAAAACAAACGGACAAGTAGCGGCAAGTATACCCATTGTATGTCCTATAATATAGGATATCAATTTACTAGTCTTGAAATTCTGGATATACACAGCTTCCTCAATAACCGCTACGTTTGGCTTATGCAATTCCATAATCCCAGGCAATGAGCAACTAATTATACGTAGTTTTTCTTTAAAATCGGATACACCAGATAAATCAATATTCCCTATCTCAATTATCTCGTCATCAGAATCCATAATGGCATAAGCTAACGACCTAGTAGATGGATCTATTGCTATTATTTTCTGCTTTTTAAGTGAACCTAGCGTTTTCATGATCATTGCATTTCCTCTCTTAATTTTTTTTCGTCCCAACCCCAATTGACGAGCCGCATTACATATCTCTCTGTTTTACACCTTTCACAAATATCCTCTTTATTATACCTAGATAAGATTGTGCTGCACTCTCTGTTGAAACCAGAGCATATTCGCTTCTTAGAAAAGGCTTCTTTATTATCATGATAACGTTTAAGAATCTTAGCATTAGTGACAATCCGCCTACAGGCGGTAGAGCAATATATAGCATTATATACTTTTGGAACGAATTCAACTTCACACCCGTCATTGGCGCAAACTTTAGATTTTCTGTCCGACATCCTTATCCGCCCAACAAAAATCTCTAGCATTGCAATAGAGGCATTGCTGAGAACTTGCGCTTTTATACGGACGAACCGGTAGCTTGTCTTCAAGAAATGCCCCATATATTTTCCTGTACTTCTTAAATAATTTCTCTATAAAATCATCATCACGTTTAATATAAATAGGTAAAATTTCTTGATTATTCTTATTTTCATAAATTACAAAACCACTTGACAAATCTAGACAATGCATGTATATCTGCGCCTGCCTAACATGGTCATCTTTTGGCCTGTTATATGTTCTTCTATAAGCAAAGCCGGCATCAGATATAGACTTCAATTCGATCAACTGTCTACCGTCGAAATTGATAATCCCATCAGCAGTTCCACTAACAGGAGGATCATCTAGATTCACCGGAATTTCTTCAGACTCTAGGATGCCCATTTCTCTGAGATAGGAGTAGATCCTGTCATGTACAGCATGCCCATTGTCAAATATTCTATGTGTCTGTGGTTCAAAAGTATTTTCAACTTCAACCCCCCTGAACAGATACACCCAGTATCTAGCACACTGGTTAGTGTAACTCGGATGAAATCCATCAACGCGCTTCAACTCTGTTTTATTTCTTTTAGCAAGATGATCGTCTATCGACTTCAGCAGCCTATCAGAAATATCGTCGGCATTAACCTCAACGACCGCCTCCTTCTTAGGCTCAGACACAGGTTTGACTCGTAACCTCTCAAGACTTTTCATTAATTAATGCCTCCCTTGGCACTCAACTTCAACGTGTTGATATTCTCTTCCAACGCTTGATACAGCGTTTTCCAAATATCATTTCTCAGTTTGTCTGTCTCAGTCATGCGAGAAGATCTTCTCTTGTAAGCCTGTGACTTAACAATCATTTGCGTCCTATACGCTGCTAATATTGTAGCACATTTAGACGCCTGAATTCCTAGATAATCGTTTGGATTCTCAATAATATCACCAACAACCCTCATAACCTCTATGAATTCCTCAGCCTCACTTCCCATTGCCTCTCTAATGTAATTAATGTCAACTACTATATCATTCATACTCTGTACCCTCTATCAACTGTCTAAATAACGACCATTCAATTATAGCAACCTTAACATCGCTATCTTCACCCATGACAACAGAAATACAAGGATGCCTGTATTGCGAATTCCAGGCATCCTTGCGCATCTTCCTCCAAGCCTCTCTTGTAAGAGTGAACGTTTTCCCATTATGTTTGTAATCAATGAGAAACTTCCCCAACTTGGCATCACCCTTCATCATTCCACGCCCAGAGTTTTTGACTCCCTGAGCGCCATCTTTCTTAATCTCTTCCTTCTCAGTGCGCTTAGGCATTCATCAACTCCTTAAGTTTGTCCTTGTCCTCTGCGGACAGGTCTATGGCGTTTAGCCCATTCCACTTCTTGTCATCAAAATTGAACCATGCACCCCTTCTCTCAATAAACCCGCCTTCAATAGCAGTATCAATCAGTTCCCGATCATAGTCTATCGTACCCTCCTGTGGCAGAATGTAGTAGTGCCCCGACGAGCCGATGGATGGAATCTGTTTGGTCTTGTCAATCGTCCACACAACCTTCTGACTAGTAATCATCTTTGAATCGTCCCTCTCCATCTCTTTTGCTGAATATGACAGGAACAACCTGACGATATTGTGCATATTGTGGTGGACCGAATTGCCCATCTTCGCCTTCAGCTGTGCATACAGCCCGCTTAGATCAACAGTCTGATGGGCTATGAACAGCATTATGTTTCTCTCTTTATGCAAATGATGCACCAGTTTCTGTAGGAAGTACCCTTGGGATCTCGCCTGTAGACCCAATGCCTTTCCCCCTTCTGGCTTGTCGTAGAACTCTTCCTTGATAATATTGCTTAAAGAATCAAATAAGAAAATATGCTTCTCAACAGGATGTTCTAGGTATCCGATCAGATTCTTAATCAGATCCTCAACAACAGTTCCCTGCATCAAAACAATGTCATCTGTATTGATACCGCATTTTGCAGCGTACTCGTCATTATAAGAATACTCAGAGTCAACAACAACGGGCCTATACCCCATCTCCTGAGCGTTCGCCATAACGTGATACGCCATAGTCGTCTTACCCGCTGACGGGGTTCCCCATAACAGGTGCGTGGCCCCAGTATAGAACCCACCGCCCAAAGCACGATTAAGCCCCATGCTTGGAGTAGGTATGATTTCTCTTTTCGGGATCTCATCGCCCCGTCTTTTATCAATTACTAACATTCAAATTCTTCCTTTCGATATAGTCTTCGATCTTAATCATCGAGTTCGGGGTACTCAACTTGTACCCATCAAGCTTTGCAATCCTAGTTCTCCTATCAGTAATAGCCTCCAATTTGGCTGCGTACCACTGGTTGCTACTTAACATTGTAGCAAAAACACCATACAATTTGGGGAATATGACAATCTTAGACATCGACTCGCCATCCCAACAATACATATTGGCCATCTTCGTCCCCTTAGAAGTCTGGAACACTCGGTAGTCAAAGCAATACATCAACGACTTCTCTTCGCCAAACAGTCCAAGCCCATGACCGTACAAAGCGCTATAGTGATGTTGCTTACCTTTATGCATCAATTTAACAAATTTATGCATATCCGTGTCCTCATATTCAAAAGCATCGCAATGCATATGGACACCCTTGTCCCCAACTAATGCATAAATATAATCCCTAGTGGATATTTCACAATCCCTATCAGCAAACAATGTCAGAGATCCAGTTTCGTCTTCCAACTCGACTCGCATATTGCCAGGCCACTTCTTTGCAGCACGAACGACACCTCTTACAATATGCAGCTCAGGCTCTTTAACGTCAAAGTCTGCGCAGTTCTCAACATAGTCAGTGAAATCATCGTTGAAGTTTTGTTTTACAGGCAACCCAAGTATCGGGAGATAATACTTCTCATGCTCATACTCAGATACATGCCGTAATGAAGCGAACGCCCCAACCTTGTCTAGGTTCTCCGTGATAGTCTTATTCACAGCACTCTTGCGGCATTTACCGGTAAACTCTTCATATGAAGAGAATGGCCTTTTACTCTTTATTTCTTCTATCGCCTTCTTCCCGCAAGAAGCAACATTTGACAATCCAAATCTAATACCATAACCCTCAATGTGATCAGCAGTATCAATAGTAAAATAATCATCCGAAGTGTTAACATCTGGAGGCAGAACTTCTATCCCCATCCTCTTAGCCTCCAGAATATAAGCAGTTATCTTCTCCTTGTTATTCTCATTAGACAACATGCTCCACATGTACTCCAAAGGATAATGGTGCTTCAACCACATTGTTTGATACGTAAGCATAGAATACGCAACAGCATGAGATTTGTTAAACATGTATAAAGAAGATAACTCAAAGTCATTCCATACCTTCTTGGATACATCTAAACTTAACTTGTCATTATTCAAGAACTTATCCTTGAACTTATCAAATTCCCGAATATCACGCTTCTTTCCGATAATCTTACGCAATGTATCTGCTTCTGACCATGAAAAGTTTGCAATCTCAACAGCAACCGCCATCAACTGCTCCTGAAACACCACTGTCCCATACGTATCGCTAAGAATCGACTCAACTGATTCATGAATATACTTAGGCTTCCGTTCGCCCTTCTTACACGCAATATAATCTTTCCCCTGAGACAGCAGCGCCCCCGGCCTAACCAAAGCATTACTAACGACTAGATCATTAAAATCCGATATGCCCATTCGATCAATAAGATTAGTGTACGCCCCAGCCTCAGCCTGAAACACCCCTGCCGTACTGCCAGAATCAATAGCTTTATATACTTCAGGATCGTCCAGCCTCAAAGAATCCTCTGCGGCATCAACCCCATGCAACTCTTTGATCTTCTTTAGACAATCAGATATTACAGCAACCGTCTTAAGCCCAAGGATGTCAATCTTAATTAGCCCAACAGCCTCAGCATCGTTCATCTCAAAAGCAGACACCAGTGACCTCTCGCTGCCCCCAACCTCTTTGCGAGTCTCCATTGGGCAGACCTCGCTGAGAGGGACAGACGACACCACCATTCCAGCAGCATGAATACCAGTATTACGTATTCTCCCCTCCAACTTCTCAGCGGTACTTATAATATCAGGATACTTTTGACAAAACAACTTACCCTTATCATTGCTTTTAAGTTCATCAAGAGTCTCAAACAAAGGCGTAATACCATTTACATCTGCATAGGGTAGAGCGAATACCCTCGACACATCTTTGATAACAGACTTAGCCTTGAATTCCCCATAAGTCGAAATAGCAGCAACATTCTCGTAGCCCCATTTTTCAACTAGATAGTCTTTAACCTCTTTACGCCTCTTATCCTCAAAATCCAAGTCAATATCTGGATAGTCGTTCCTTTCAGGGTTGATAAATCTAGCGAACAAGAGGTCATACTTTATAGGATCTACAATAGTGATATCCAGTACGTAAGCCAACAAGGAGCCACCAACAGACCCACGACCAGGGCCACGACCTATACCGCTTTGATCTGCCCACTTAACCAGATCCCAAATAATCAAGAAATAGTCAGAGAAATCCAACTTTGCGACAATATCCAACTCTTCCATTAATCTGTTGAAATACCTGTCGTCTTCGCCCAATCCCTTTTCTTCCAAAGCATGCACCGCTATATCCTGCAAATACTCGTTAGAATTGAGACTTTTAATATACTTTGGCAGCAACGACTGTCTCGTCTGAACCTCAGCCGAACACTTCTCCGCTACTTCAATTGTGTTAGAGAGTATAGCGCTATCCCCATAGCCTGCTGCCTCAAACCAACTAGATATCTCTTCTGCATCTGCAATGTACGGACTAATGTCATCGAACCGCAAGAACCTATTCGGATACATCGTATTTAATTTATCCGTCACCGACATTGACGTAATAGTCGCACAACTATGATCAGTTGCGTGCCTCAGCACTTCAGCGTTAAAACCGGGGTACTGGGCTGCAGTCAGAAGAACCTCTTCGCACCCAGCATCATGCTTAGTTGGGTAATGGCAATCCGCCGTCCCAACGACCTTCTTCCCATACGCCTGCGCTAGATCAACAATGCCATCGTTGATCTCTTTAGGATTCCAAGGTTGGATCTCAAAATAGAAGTCGTCTCCGAATATACTGATAAACTTTTCAGACAGTTTCGCAGCACGACTTTCATCCCCATTCTCCAAAGCCTTCGCAATAGCACTACCTCTGCACCCAGATAACGCTACCACATCATTGTCAACCAATGATTCCAATAATTTGAAATCTATTCTCGGCTTGTAATAAAAATTATCAGACCACGCAGTTTTAGTTGATTTAAATAACTTTGTCAATCCCTCATTGTTCTTAGCAAGCAATATCAAATGGAACCTCTCCGACTTGGCGTCCATATCGTCATTATTAACGTCTGGAACGAAGTACGCCTCTATCCCGAAGATAGGTTTGACATCATGATCCTTGCAAGCCTTCTGAAACTTAAGCACCCCACCCATAGTTCCATGATCGGTAATGGCTGCAGCAACCTGACCATGCTTTGAAGTTATGCGTGCAATATCATTAGGCGTTGACATTCCGTCCAAAAGACTGTATTCGGAATGACAATGTAAGTGTACAAAGTCATCCATTAATTTTGCCACATCTTCAACAAGTGACGCAACTCAACTGGGGAGATGACTGCCGTGGCCACTCCACCTTGACTAAGGAGGTCAATGGCGTCTTCATGATGATACTTAGTCATAGCCCTAACTTCTTTGATACCAGCATTTATGATAGTCCTAGCACAGAACACACACGGAGTAGTAGTAAGATACATTGTGGCGTTCTTAGTCTTTGCACCGTTATGTGCAGCATGCAATATTGCATTAAGTTCAGCATGTACCGCTCTACACTTGCGGAAATCACTACCAGGCTCCCTTGTTAAACAAGAGATAGCGCAATGTTCAGTCCCCTTCGGAGAGCCATTATATCCAGTAGATATGATGCCCATCGTTTCAGAGTCAACAATGACAGCACCAACAGCTCTTGATGGACAAGTAGACCTTTGCGAAACAACCTGCGCTATATTAAAAAAATACGAATCCCAGTCTGGCCTATTATTCGGATCATGCTTTAGTTGCTTCATTTTGACCACGCAAACTCGTATAAATCAGACAAATCGTCAATCCTTATAGACGCTTCATCAGTAATATTGTAATCTTGAGACATCAATATCCCCATTCCCACTGTATTTATTTCGCCAACAATCCCTGGATTATCATCTACGAAAACATCCATGCCTAGTTCTTTATACAACTCGACCTTATGCCCATTCGATGAAAAATGAACCCCTGAATACATGAAGCCCCACTCATCCAGCCACCTTTCAGTAACCATTATAGCAGACTCCTTCGCCCTAGAAGTCACAAAATGAACATCGTTACCCTTGCCAAACAGATCATTCACCACATGCCAAGAAGTTTTAATAGGCTTCATGTTCAACCAGAACGGCTCCCCATCCAACACAGACTCATAACTATCCGGCATCCCCTCATACTCCAGAACCAACTCCCTATCACTAACATCCAGATCTAACCTATCTGCCAACGCCCTCGCACCTGCAAGGAAATCGCACACAACGCCATCTATGTCTAGTCCAAATATCATATCGTAAGTCGAGGGGAGAGGGACAGTTTGCCCCTCCCCCCTCAACGACCCACTTTCTACCAGTCGCTGGCTGGAGCGCTTGCACGCTCGCCAGTCGTAAGATAAGTCTCCTGCTCACTATATGGCAGAGACATGTACATGCCATTCAGATCATGCAACTGCAAGGCGGTAACAGCCTCAGGCTCAGCAGCAATCTCCAACGGGATAAGAGTATAGTTAGTATCCGACGCACCAGATCCAGTACGGGAATACTTGTAATAACGATCCGTGATCGTACCAAACTCTTTAGCATACTCAATTAGCGTTAAACCAATATGTCGCTGATTGAACGTAGTATCGACAACTCTAGGCTCCCATACCCCCGGCTCAACCTCAACTGCGACATTGACCAATAAATGCGGTCGCGGCTTCCATCTGCCATTGTTCATAGCCTGCTCAGTGCCCCAGCAACGGTACCCATGCTGCTCACTCTGAGCGGTAGAAGCAACCTTCCACTTCCAATTGATCACCGAAGTAACCACGTTAGTAGTCATTGCCGTGCCAGCCTCAGAATCAAAATTGGCGGAATCTTCTGTCAGTTCCTGACGGAACCTAATCTTAAAAGAATCCCCATCCTTTAGGCTAAAATACTTTTTAGTGCCACCCCCAGTTGAGGTTGCACCAATTTGCTTTTCCATTTCTTGTAACGATGTAAACGTTTTCACTTTTTCTCCTTAGTTATTTTATAGTTTAATTTTACTGTTATCGACAGCCTCTGAAATCTCAGAAGCTGTCATGTCACCGGGGTCGGCGCGCCCATCTGAGCATTCTGCCCATCGCACACGCCGTCCACGGCATGACACCATTATATCATGTCCCATGACCCGACCGGCCTCATCTGCATCGGGAAATGCGATAATTTCATCAAAATACTTTCTGATCAGAGTGTACTGATGTTCTGAAATCTTAGAACCTAGCGTTGCTATCACATTTGGGAACCCAGCCTGGTGTATCTTTATAGCATCTAGGCTTCCTTCAGTAATAATCACAGAGTCATACTGTTTAGCATTGCACAGATTGAACAATACCTTTGCACGCTTAAACCCATTAGTATACAAATACCTTGGCTCTTGATTACTATCAGTTGCCCTTCCTATCATCCCAACCAACTTATAACTCTCATCTCTGACCGGGATGACTACCCTCTGCTTCTTATCTGAGAAGCAGACCTCAAAGTATTTCAACGTATCCATGTCAAACCCTCGGTCTGTCAAAGAGGACAACTTATGACCATCAAGTTCGTAATCCAAAGTTAAGCCATCAATAGACATTTCTATATCTTCACTAATGTCTACTTTCCTATTTAACTTAATTTTCAACAACTCAGGATTTACAACAGTGTTCTCTGTGACATCTTCATTAAGCAATCTTCTGTGTAGCTGCCTATAATTCCCCTTTGCGCCACATGACGGATTAAAGCACTGCCACAGTCCACTCTTTGTATTTATATAGCACGAAGCGCTGTCAGTATTTCTATGGAATGGACAGTAGATTGCTACCTCTTCTATCCCCTGTGATTGTATATTAACATTGGCCCTGTCAAGAAGTTTCTTGATATCCTCTAGCATTCTTGAAACACCAACTTAAAGTAGTACAAATCCTCCCCATGCATATACTCGAGTAAAAGCCTAGACTTGACTTCTCGTCCATCATATATCTCATTGCTGATCATATCACCAATCCAAGGCTTAATCCTATTCAGCGCCCCCGGATTCTCCACAATCCCAGTAACAGCAGGATTGTCACCCTCAAACTCTAAAAATTCGCTAATCTGATGATAGTCACTCATGCCAGATCCCACTCTTCCTTCCAATCACCCGTGTCCAAATTCCAACGAAGATAGAAACCAAAATGAGTTGCCCTTCTCACCTTCCTGCTTACCACCTGAAACACATCGGAATTGAAATCCCTATGTATAGCCAACACCAAGTCGGCATCGTAAGCCAACTGCTTAGACCACGCAACTTCTTCCAACTCTGGTGGACGCTCAGAGTGGCCATCAGACATGGTTACTGCAGCAACGTCGATGATCGGAACAGAATTCTTCACAGCCATCCTTTTGAATGCCTTAGAAAGATTCTTCGCTTTCTCAGTCTCATTCCTAGCACCGCTAGCATCATCGAATAATCCATGATAGTCAAGGATAACCAAATCCGGCTTATACTGATCAATCTTAGCCTGAACCATGTGCTGATCCGCAGTGTCCATGCCCTCAGTAGTCACAACGTGAATAGGGTGCTTTCCTTCATAAGTCTCCTTGGCCCAAGACTTATACTTATCAACGATACCTGGGTTTGCACTAACCAAATCGGTATTCGTGAAATGCCCCTCACCATTATTCAACAGTGTGTCGATACGCTGAGCTTCCTGCTGCTTATTCATCTCTAATGAGATAACCAAAGGAGTATAACCAGCACGCCAAGCATTCACAGCAAACAAACGAGCAACGAATGACTTGCCTACGCCAGTCCATCCCAGTAAAACAACAAAATCGCCATCCTGCCAGCCGCCGAAAATCTTATCCATGATAGAGATTCCGCTAGGCACTCCGACAATATCCCTGTTCTTCTCCTTTGATCGTGTTAGGAGATCCTCAAAACGATCCTCCCATTCCTCAACTAAGTTTGAATCCTTCAAGGAAGAACTAACTTTGGTAAGTTCACTAGCCCTAGACATGAGGTATCCAATTGCCTCTTTGGGACCAGATTCATCTACAAGATCATTACTTCTTGACAACGCAGTTCTTACTTGCTGAGACAGAGACTCCCTATGAGCAATATCTATATAATATTGCAAGGGTTCTGTGACATGGAATACTTCAAAGTCGGGGAAATGATGCTTGATAGTTTCAGTAGATGGTACCTTCTTGTGTACGTCGTAGTGGTCGGCAATAAAAGACCAAACATCTTTCTGCTCAACAAACACATTTTTAACATTTTCCGTACCACATAGCGCAAAGTCGCCATCTGCGACAATGGCGTTCAACAGTTTAGTTTCGTAATTCAATTTGACTCCATCTTAAGTCTAGTTTGCTCAACAATGTCTTTAAATCTCTTTTTTGACGCTTCTTCAAATTTAGACCTTTCTATCAAATCTTTGGATTTCAAAGCGAAATCGAAAACTAAAATCGCACCATAAGTATCCACAACAAACTTAGCAACAGCAGGCTCTAGATCTTTGTAATTGAAATGATCAACCAAACTCTTTGCGACTTGCTCTTGCCTTGGAGGGTCCGGTACAAACAACTTACCGTGTTTATCACATTCCTTCTGGAATAAGGCTATCAAATCCTGACCAGTTACTTTCTTTGCCATCTCCAACCTCCTTCCACAAGGATTCAAGCCTATCAAATTCACTGGTTCCGGCAAAAACACCTACCGGTATGTCACCTTCGGCATACTGCATCATCATCAGTAAAGCACATTCCGATATAACTGGGCATTCCATACAAATGCTTTTGGCACACTCGACCTCTGCCTCAACGTAACTCAGCCAATAATTTTCACGGGCATTTCCTCTACATAAAGCCCCGTCCAAATTCGGCATGCCTATTCCTTATCTAACTCGGAAAGCTTTTCCTCAATCTGCTCGTCAACCTTCTGCCACAGTTGTGCCCATAACGTATTGTTATCAAAGGCATCAGTCCTAACCTCTGCGCCAGCATCCAATCTCAGGGACTCATAATTCCCTAGATTCTTCGTAATGCCCAATGACACCCAAATCTTACCATCTTTATGATTATCACTCATTGAAATTCTCCAATGCTCTTTTGCTCTTTGCACTCAAGTCTCTTATTCTGGACCTGAGTTCTCTACTGGTTATATTTTTCTTAGGCGGGCGCCCCGGAGGCTTCCGCTCCGAAAAGAATGATAGCACATCCGCAACGTCATCTTGCGTATACACTCGCCAATTCTTTAAACCGGAACCCCCACCAACCCGCTCTGGTGGGGATAAGTGGCCAAGACGCTCATACCTCCTGATTGTATCAGGTTTCCTCTGAACAATCTTGGCCACTTCCCCTATCGTATAAACTCGCTTCAAGAATAGATACGCATTATCTAATGGTATCTCGAGGATATCTCCCGAAGCCAGTTGTTTTATTTTAACTTTATTAAATTTTTTATGAATAGACAAAACTTTCACCAAATCAGGCCCATAAGAATATACCTTATTTGGCGAAACTTTAAAATTCAAGTTTGTCAGCCTTATCTACTATTTGTCTTAGGCTAGCCTTAGTTGCATTAGCCCATACATCTTTAGGAACGTCTCTTGACCATCCACAACCTAAACAAGTTAGATCAATGTACGGATACCCAGGTACCTCACTAGCAAGTACCCTGCCATTGCACTTTTTGCAAAAAATACTAGCCTTTTCCATTTTTAACCCTTTGGTAAGGTAGCAGCAGTGCCGCTTTCGCCAACCTGAGTTGCAACAACACTCTTCAGAACAGATATTCCGGCACCAACAGCAGCGACACCCGCAGCCTTCGCGCTGGCCATATCGCCAACAGTAAAGACAGCAAGAAAAGCCTGAGCTGCAGTCCAGATAGCCCTCTCAAGAGCATCCTTAATAAAAGTTGAATTTAACATTTTTTCTCCTTTAATCTAGCCAGCACGTATATTCAGCCGTGACAATCCCATTTTCAGGATGCACAAACTGTAAATGCTGAGATGGTCTGCCAATAGCAGCCAGTGATTCCATAGCATATGTATTAGTAGACTCAGGGCTTCCAGCAACCCTACATTGAACAGTATTAAACGTCATCTTTGTAGGAGTATGCCAGTGTCCACAGAAAACATCTTGAAATTCTTCTTGGACAGCCCCAACTTTCCAGCCATATATCTTCTTCTGGAACGGATAAAACGAACCAAAAGACCTGAACTGGTCGCCATGACACAGTAGACAACTATAATTCCCGATTCTGTCTACCGTATACCAATTTCGCTCCCCGTGCCCGTCAGGAATGTCAAATGTAATCCTTGGTTCAGATTCAAACATTAGACTTATAATCCTATAAAGCATTCGGTCGGCATTTGTTTCGGGATCATGATCCTTCCTTGCCCTACCGCCTATGGCACCATGATTGCCAATAACGCCAGAAACATGAACGGACTCAAAATTTTCAAGCATTGTCCTAAGGAACGTTGCCATAATCCTCGGGCCATCAACCGTAACTTGCCTATACAAGCCACCATCAATTAAAAACGATTGCCCTGGAAAAATCAACTCTCCTTCAACAATGTCACCCAGTGCCCAAACATGCAACTTCTTAACTGGATGATTCTCTCTTTGAATGTTAGTCAGATGTACGACTTTTTCCGCAAACTTCTGGATTCTTTCTTCACAAACGGAAGAATCGTAATCTGGAGTCACCTTAGCGAGTTGCCAATCCGCTAAGACCGCTACTGCAACCTCTTCCCCCTTAGTTCTCCTATCCTTCTTTGGAGCAGGAACATCAGGCAAAGACAGCGTTGAAATTTCATCTTTCACCGCTTCATAAATTGCACCAGCAAGATCATCTTTCTTATCTTTAACTTTATTATATTCTGTTACTAACTTGTTATAAGCGGCTCTAAGTTCGTAATCGTTATCGTACTTATCACCACTAAGTGGGTCTGTTTCCACAGGGAAATCTCCTGACTCGAGCCTAAAGCGGCAAATCTTCTCGCCCTCGCAGGCGTCAAGATCTTTCCTACATCTAGGATCTGCATATTTTTGATTATGTACATTGGGGATGAACTTGATTCCACACCCCGCTGCCTCACATACCTTCATACGTCCTCCGTGAATGGCTTCAGACCATCATACACCGTCGTTCGACGCGGAACGCGGACCTAGGGCAGATTTCCCTGAGAGGTCACGCTTCACCACCTTACGCCCCCGACGCTTCTCAGCAGTCTTGCTCGCTGTCTCCCTCAACTTGTCCTTATGCTTCCAAGTCAAACGCCTGCCTTCGCTATGAATAGCAGTATGCTCCTGAGCGGTACACAGATACAAATTGGTTATCCGATTGTCCAATTTTTCTTCGTTAATATGATGCACGGTCTCCCAACTCTCCAGGTATCTCTGTAAAAAATCTTCCATAACTACACGATGCTCATACACATAGCCGCAAATATCGTTAGGATGATCTGGACGCAAAACCCTTACGTAACCTTTATCATCCACATACTTACCCCCGCCAAAATTTGGATTAGCAGACCCGTCAAAATAATGGTCAACACGCCAATCAATCTCTCCCCTCTGAGAGGGAAGTTGCTTAGACCTTCTTGCCACAGTCTTCAGCAAACAATTGCTTCTTAGAGGTACTCGAAGCCAGAGTTTTGTACGAAGTAGCGCCACTTTCTCTAGACATGAATACTGTATACGCAACGTTCGTTTTGCCCGTAGCGCCGCTATCCAACATTACAGTATAAGCACCTCCAGTAGTTTTCATGTCTGAAGCATCCTCATCCGGTGTTGCAAAATACCACTGCGCCACAGTAGTATCTGAACTGGCCGTACCTTCAACTAACTTAAAATAGTACCCAGCTCCAATCGCTCCGTTAGCAAGATCAGTAAACTCAACCCCAGAAATGCTAAAGGTTATCTTAAGCCATCTATTGGCTCCAATTGTTACTCTATTATCTCCACTATTATCCCAAGAACTAGAACTATCAAGCCCAATAACCTTATCCGCACTAGTATCTGTAATGGCAGAACCAGACGTACCATACTCCTGATGAGCCAAAAGGCCCTGAGCATACTCATCCGTAGTAGTCTTGATCGCCTCAGAATTTGACGACATTTGCTGTAAACGATCTGACGTTATTGGAGTGCCGTCGCTCCAACTTACAGTAGAATAAGTGTTATATCCCATGACATCTCCATTATACCATTATTAGGCTTCCAAAGCAGCCAATCTGGCCTCTGCAGCCTCTAATTTGTTTGATAGTTCTTGTATAGCCCCTACAGAATCAGCCAAAATAGCATGCAGATCAAACATCTGCGGCCTTGCTTCATCAAGATCATAATAAGCAGCGACCTCTTCATCAGTCCACTCCCTCTGTAGAGACGAGAGGCTGGGCAGCACCTTGTCATAGTCCTCGCTATCAGGATCATTCGACTTCCACCAGTTGTACAAACCGTAGTCCTTATCGACCGTTGCCGCCTCTTCTGCGATGAAACCCCTATAACGCTTGAACTCCCACATGTCGTCTATCACTAGATCGCTGGGGTTTGTCTTGGCTGAGAACTCAACGGGCCGTAGATCCTTAATTCTGTCCAAGGCTTCAGTTGTCGGAATCGTAACGATGTCCTTCTTGATGCGCTCTGATGACGATGTTTTCATCACCTGGTCAGATGTGTTGAACCACATGTACCAACCGGAACCAGCAGCACCGGGCAACGCAGAAGTATCCATCTTGTAGTGGTACGAGTAGTTCCACCACAGGCTAGAAGTCCCAAGATCGTGGTACATGTTCCCATTAGGCCTAGGAGAGGCATAAAAAACGATGTCTCCAGCGCTGCCGCACTTGATCTTGGCGCTACTTCCAGAGTAAGCCCTCAACCATGAGGTTCCACTAGACCCGCCTTGGAAGTAGACGTTGCTACTGCTAGAGCCGGTTATGTGGTTGCCATTAGAGAATGTTATACCACCACTCATTGTGCCCCCGGTAAGTTTCAGATACTGGGGGTGGTCATCGTCAGACAAACCAGATAAAGCCCCATGATCTGTTACACCACCACTTGCAGAAGCCCATTGTGCTGTACCGGAGGAACCACCATATTCCAATACCTGCCCGCTGCTTCCCCCTGCAGGTATATGATTAGATCCAGCACCAGAATTGTGATTAATCGTAATCTGATTAGATGCCCTAGCAGAAGTTAAATGTGTGCCCCCAGAGATGGTCAACGTCTCCTGAGTGGGGCCAATATCTGTAGGGCTGGCGTCATCCCCTTGAACCTTCCAATGCGTCATATAAGAAGTCAGATCGATGCTGACCGTCCCACCAGACTCTGACAGTGGCGAGGAGAACGTATACGTAGAGCCGCCATCAATTCGAGAATCATTCCACCACAACTCATTAGTATTCTTTCGATACAAAGTATTTCCTACCCCGGCCCCAGGATCTCCATGCTCAGCAAACGACAACCCCCCATATCCCAAAACATTAGTAACAGCACTGGCGCTAGTGGATGTTGATATAAATGTATTCTGCTTATCAGGAGTTCCCATAGTAACAAACCCCCGACCAGCTGTATTATGAACGGCTTTAAAACCAGAAAAATTCGTTGTGGTGGTAAATCTTGGGGCAGCCAAATAGACTGCTGACTCTGTTGAGCTATCTGTAGTGAAGATCAACAGCCCAGGATACGCCTCATTTCCACTTCCAGTATATCCTTGAATCCATGAATGTTCAGCCACACTTGAGGCTGTAGGCGAAATAACCAACTTAGCACCTGTTCCGCTTCCAGATGTACTAAAGTGTGCTTCTCCGCTACTGTCAATATAAAAGTTTTTAGAATGTAACGATCCACCGCTGTAGAATGTTATCCCAGAAGACGAATATCCACTAGTTGTTCGACTGCCAACATACATGGCGCTAGCATCAATCGTCCACCCCCCAACAATACCAATAACACCACGAATACTCAACTCTCCAGCCGAACTGTCCCAATTCATGCCCTTCCCAGAACTCGATGTCCAATTCCCTACCGTTAAATCAGCCTTAGCAGTTACATCACCATTCGGATCTACCTTAAACAAAGGATCGCCATTGCTAGCTTGCAGCTCTATAGAACAATCATTACTATCGCTCGTCTTGCCAACAATAGTCAAGTTCCTAGCCGTCACGGCACCATTAAATTCAGCGGTCCCATCATATTGGATCATCCAACCCTCATCGCCAGCAGTATAGGAATTAGATTGAATCGTATGGTCAACCAAAGCAAACGTTGTCTGTAGACGATCAGCCGATATAGTGTTAGCCTGAATTTCCCCAGCAGTTATAGTATGCGCAGCGATCTCTGATGCCGTAATACTATTAGCAACAATATCAGCATTTCCTGTTATCCTAGCAGGAGTAATCGAGTCAGCGTTTGACATCGTTGCGTCCCCGTCATCGCCAAGACCGTTCCAATAAGTCCAAGGACTATAATTGTTAGAATTGTCATAAGCACGGACCCGTAAATAATATGCAGTTCCAGTAGTCAAACCAGAAGCAGTAATAATCCTGCCCGTCTGGCGGCCACTCTTAACCTCGTTAGAAACCCACTGACCTTCAGATGCCAGGCTCGTAGAAACACTATATTCAAACTGGCCGATACCCCACTTGGTATCTGCCTCAGTCTGCTCCTGAAGCCTCGCTATAAACCCCTTGAAGCTAACAAACATATTCGGAGTAGACGAACTAGACGAATCTTCAAACTTAGGTCCACTCGGCGCAGTTGTATCAACACAAGCCGAAATATTGCTTATTATTTGGTTCCCCCCAGATATTCCCGCTCCACTCTTACCATAAGCAATCAATTTATATTTAGTATCCGCAACATTCGCCATCGGAACCTGCTCAAACGAATGGCTCGTAATAGAAGTTTCGACTTCCGCAACTTTCAAATAGTTGGCTCCATCATCAATACTTCTATATAACTGAACAATATACGACGACGCCCCCGGAACTTTATTCCATGTAACATTCCTGATCGACGCCCCATCGTCAACTATCTCGCAAGTCGATGCCAAGCCAGTTAATGTGCCAGGTACAGTTGGGCCAATAAACACCCCATCAGCACCACCCTCTGGGGGTTCTATTATAATCCCGCCCTTAGGTCGTAACGGGTTATCGTCAACAATGTTCAGGACGATACGCTTTAAATCGCCTTCCGTTATAAAATCAAACAAATCATAGCCAGAAAAATCTATCTTAGTGGAATTAATTCCATCGTGGCTATGGCCCTGGGCAGTAAAATACGTTACCTTATTTTCGGGAGTTCCCTCAGACATCAGGAAACCTCCCTAAGAGTAAGTTTTTGCTTCACTCCTCCAGTATACTCTATTTTAGACTCAATAACCCAGTAGTCACGATTGGAAATCCCAAGCTGCTCTAGGCTAGAAATCGTGACACGATCACCCAATTGAAGCCTAGGCATAGATATCACATTCACATCCAATATTGGTGACCCATTTTCCATCTTGCTAATCAGAAAGTCAGCTATCCTTTGAGCGTAATCCTCATCAGAAAAGAACCTGTTATTTATCTTTATCTCTTTCAAACCGTATTTTCTAATACTATCAGAATAGTTAGCACTCTTGCTATTCACCTCAGAAGTTGCGCCGGCATCAGAAATTGCCACCCCCGCAATAGAGGTGAAATACTCAACGCCAGTGTACTCATTCTTTCCATCCAACAACACTACTTGTCCAGAGTTGGATTCAATCGGGACATCAGTTGTGGCCGAAATAACTATTTCACCAGAATAAGGTTTTTTAATAAATCTCTCAATTTCAACCAAATCTGGGTTTTCAAACTCTATAGCAGCAATAAATGGATCTTTAATATCAACAGCAGGGGCCTGCGTCCAACCAAACTGGTAAAACTTCGTCTCTCTAACAATAGAAAGTCGTGCATGTTCAGCAGCAGTAGTTCCAAACTGGCCCCTAGTAAGTTCTAACAACTGGCTTCCAGTAGTCGAATCATACTTAATAATTTCTGAATTTATTTTCACATACCCCTTTTCCGGCCACGGTGGATCTGAGATATTATCAACCAACATTTGAGTGGCAGAAGCAGATAACGGATCGCTAGCAAGTTTCGTAACTGTAACACTATGATTATTAGGCGCCCTCCACAACGAGTTAATTCCTATATTCTTTTTGATAGTAGGATTAACTACCACTGTAACCTTATTCGCAAGCAATTCGATACGCCTCTCCGCATTCTCAATATTAGAAGAATCGCTCAGAGTGGCCTGAGACACAGCGTGATCCGTAATGGCTGCCTCGTGAAGTCTATAGAAGTGATCGTACCTGAACTTCCCAAACTCATCGAAATAAAACATGCCCAAATCACCAGTAGCAATCTGACCTGCAATCTCAAAAGCATTCTGATTGCCAAACAGATACGGATGAATCCTCAACTCAGACATAGTGGTAATATAATAATGATCCCGCACCTGATCTGCCGTCAGCGCCTTTCGGTAAATAGCAAACTCATCGAAATACCCACGGAAATGAGTAGTGCTTGTAGACCCATAAGTATGCTTACCAAGCAAGAAATCCTGACTAGACCAACCTGCCGGGGCGCCAACGCTCGTCGCCGTATCCTTCAAGACCCCATTCTCATAATACTTTAAATCTGTACCATCGTATGTAGCGACAACGTGAACCCAGCTATCTATTGCCCCAGCCGCAGTAACAGATGCCTGATGCATCGTCCCTGAACTATTGATAAACTTAACCCCACGACTCGAACTCTTCCAATACAACCCAACACCCTTAGTCCCAGTACCAGATGTTGCATTATCCATATTGCCGGCATAAACACCTTGACCCGATACAAATGCAGTAAAGTTTACATATGCTTCAAGACTAAACTCGCCAGTATAGTTGCTACTAGTATTATTGGTAAGGTCAAGAGATAAGTCATATGGAATAGTAACATAATCGTCGCTTCCACTAGTATGATCAAACTGAACAGCATGATCTTCCCGATCCGAAGTTAAACCACCAGGTTTGCGAAGCAACGGATCACCAGAATATGTGCCATGATTTCTAATATCTGACGAATAGTTATTAGTGGCAACGAAATCATTCCTAGATCCAATAACGTCAAATGCAACCTCAGTCCTAGTCTCCGTATTCGTAATTGCCGAAAAAGAACCGCCACCAATATTGCGCTCTACCTTGAAATCAAATGTACCATCAGCATGAAAAGCCTCAACCCTAATAGGTACAGGTCGCCCAGCATAAAGATAAATACTATCAGTAGTATAATTATCAGACGACTTGAACAACTTGTCCAATCTCAAATAGCCCTTATGCGTATCCATATCCCTACGCAAAGTCTCGCTTCCCTTACCAGACTCGTATATCGTTCTAGACGAATTTCCCCCAATATACAACCTAAACCCGCCATTAGCGACAGTGACTTTAAACTGATAATTGTTACTACTTGGAGGAATGAAAAATCCATCGAATACGGCATGATAATAATCTGTCTGCCCGCCTATCGTTCGGTTATCGAAATCTATGGCATTATTAGTTGTCGCAGCATTTTCCAAACTATTTTCAGTTACATTCGGTGACCTAGTGTAGTCAATCAACTCCCTCCCCGAAAGGGACGGAATCTGAGTCTGGAACACCAACGTGTCAGGATTCTGCGCCTTCTGGACCTCCATAATATGCTCTGAGACCTCCTGTAAGGCCCACCAGCGGGCTACGAGGCCATTAGAGGGGGTAATGGAGTCTGTACCGCTCGCGGTCCCGTCACCGACCCCCTCTGAGAAGCGGAAGTGGGCAATCGCCCCATCCTCCCTAACCGCCTTTCGATACGGATACAGAGACTGGAAGTCAGCCCGTGGGAAGTTCTTCTGCGTCACCAGAGTTCTCAGAGCAGCACCCGCATCAGAGTTTTCAACAATAAACCCACCATCAATAGCCACATCAGTCATGAACCTAGTAAAATCTCTAGCCCTAACCTCCATCGTCATATTACTAGACTGCTTCCACTCATCAGCCCAGTAAGTACCACAATTTACATATTCAAAAACATCAGGATTCTCAGAAGTCCTCCAACCCATAGAAATAGTAAACTTAACATCTTTATTTATATAACCGCCATACAACTTATTATTACCAATAGTAAAACTATGATCGTGATTATCCAACGTCATAGAAAACTCATTAGCTGCAATCCCACCCAAAGGCAAAGTAGTATCATGTATCTCCCTATTCTTTGCAGTGCTGCAACTTACAACCTTATCACTAATATCTGTTTCATATACAGGATTTATTTCATTAATCCTTGCGTGATCTGATCCATTCTGAGTCTTATGTACTGTCAGTTTAACTCCCTGCACATCCAGCGTGTTACCAGAATTCAGCGTGTGCCTATAAGTGTGAGTGCCCTTAGATAAAACATGGTTCGTAACAACATTCTGATAAGTTCCGTTTGAATCCTTATATTGCAAAGTATACTCTTTGACAGCGCCAGAATACTCAGAAGTATAAACATCAATATAGTTTATTTTTTCCTGATCAAAAGTCATTGTTACAACCGGCTCAGTTGAATACACGCCAGACGAGTTAGTAGCATTCTTCGCACGCCAACCAAACTCTGTCGCCCCATCATTCTTTTCCGGCATCGCATGCCATGTGCCATCAGCACGAATCGTTAAACCATCAACATCCTTATCGCCGGCAACAGCCCAAGTTGTAGCCTGCCTATTCCACCCATTAGTGACCTGCCTACCATCAAAATAATCTCCAACCTCCCCATCCGCCTTCTCAGAATCAGTATAATCCTCCGACGAAGGCGTAACAGTCACAGCAACATTATCTAAAGTCTTAGAATTCCTCCACTCAGCAATAATCTTAGGCAAAACCTGCTGAACCCCCGACGCCGTAGCCGTATCGAAAGCAGAACTCAACGCTGTCCCCTGGTCATTTACAGTAATCATACCTCTTCAAACTCCATAGTAACATCCCAAAAATATTTACCATACTTACTATCACTATTCAACGGCGTCCCAATCTCAGCATCATCAGACACAACACCATCAACAGTATCAGTAACAACCGCCCTACGGACAAGATTCTCACTATATGATTTTACCACAACACTGTAATCCCCATCAGCATCAAATACCGAACTCGTTGCACTACGCAAACCAAGAGTATGAATCGAATCGGCATCAGCAACAGACTTCAAATAATCACGCCCATTCAAGAAATCGAAATTACCCTGCTTGTCGTTTGCTATAAACTTCCAAGTAAACTTAAATACCTTCTTATTGTAATCTGTTGGGAAAAACCTGTTAGTATTCCCATCTGCCCTACTAACCGTAGACACAGAATTAAACTTTTCAGAAATCCCAAATTTCCTATTTTGCTCAGTTATAGGATTATTATCAAGACGCATAAGGTACAGCCAATCATCCATCACACCAACTTTGCTTCTATCAGCACTAAGAACCGCTCTCCCAATCTGAGTAACCACAACACTAATCGATCCAGAACCAGACAACGTAGGAGAAGCCACAATCTGAATCTCCCCAACAGCAGTCACGGCTCCTGCACCCGACATGGCTGGAGGATCAACTATCCGATCCGCCGTTGATGACACAGCAGGAACAGAACCAGACCCAGACAACTCCTTCGCCACCAACAAAACTTCCCTAGCGATAACCGCAACCAAACCAGAACCCGCAACAGGGCCAGAAGACCCAACAGCAATCTTGCTGCACGCAACATCAGGAACGGTGCCAGAACCAGACAACGACGCACTGGCAAACACAACCTCCGTACCAGTAACAGAAACAGAACCGGCACCCGATATCGTAGAAGTAGCTAACAGCACCTCACTCCCAACCGTAGCCGTAGAACCAACAGATATAGGAGCAACACTACCAAACAACACCTCAGTACCAGAAGAAGAAACAGATCCAGCACCAGAGAACGCAGAACTTGACAAAGCATGCCTGGTATAATCAGTTGCAACCGAACCACTACCAGATATAGCAGCACTCAAACTCTTGACAACAACAGGGGCAGCAGCCAAAGATCCGATACCAGACTGAGCCGAAGTATTAAACAAAACCTCCCTACCCGCCGCCAGAGACGAACCAGTAGCAGATATAGATATCGACAGATACCTAATCTTATACGAAGTCCCCGACACGCTACCAGAACCACTAGACGCAGACACACCCAGAAGTTCTTCCCGACCAACAGCAGCAGTAGAACCAGAACCGGCCAAAACCGAAGGATACCCAGGTCTAACAGCATGCGAAACGCAAGACAACGTACCAGACCCAGACACAGCAACTGAACGGTGATTGATCTCTGTTCCAGTAGCAGCAACACTACCGCTTGCAGTAACAGTTGCATTACCAAATCGTATCCCCATAGCAGCAATAAACGAAGAACCAGCACCAACAAGAGCAGAAGCCAGATGCTCTATCAAACCGGCTGCAGAAACAGCAGAACCACTTCCAGCCAAAGCCGCACTGGCGAACAAACCAGTACCATAATCCGCATCAACAGAACCAGATCCAGACAATACAACAGCGCCAGCATTAAACACCAACGGAACGCACGACACAGAACCAGAACCAGAAACCGCTGAAGCGCCATGCAGAACTTCCGTACCAGTCGCTGACAGAGTTCCAGTACAGGCAAGTGTTGTCGAATCAAGCAATACCTCGATTGCCACCGACAGAGTAGAACCAACACCGATTATCGCAGAAGAAGCATATTCAATCAGACCAGCAACCGACACCGCAGTACCAGACCCGGAAATAGCCGCCGAAGCATACTGGATGCCAGAATGCGAAACTGAAAGCGTACCCGTTCCAGACAAAGTAATCTCTGGTAGCAGTTCCTCCATCCCGACAGATACAGCAGAACCAGAACAAGATAGTGCCGCAGAAGCATACAAGATTTCAACAGCAGACGCCGACACCGCCCCGGCTCCCGAAACAGCAGCAGACGCGAACAATATAGGCGTTGCAGTAGCAGACACAGTGCCCGCCCCAGCCAAAGTCACAGTTGGCAACAACTCTTCAATAGCAACAGTAACAGCAGAACCCGAACAAGACAACGATGCAGCACCCAGAAGAACCTCTATACCAGTACACGACAAAGTACCAGTCCCAGACATAGTAACCGTTGGCAACAACTCCTCTATGCCAACAGTAACAGAAGAACCCGTACCAGAAATAGCAACAGAACCAAACAGAATCTCCATCGCAGAACACGACACCGACCCCGAACCAGACAACGCAACCGTCGGCAACAACTCTTCAATACCAACCGTAACCGACGAACCCGTACCAGAAATCGCCACAGAAGCATGGATTATCTCATAAGCCGTCGCAGACACAGAACCTGAACCAGACGGCGACGAAGAAGCCAACAACTCCTCAATACCCGTAGCCGAAACAGAACCAGCACCAGACACCGCAGAACTAGCCACAGCAACCTTAGATGCCGCACAAGAAACAGACCCAGAACCCGACATCTGACAAACGCCAACCCGCTCACCATAAGCCGCAATAACAGCAGAACCTGCACCAATAACCGCAGCAGCAAGATGCTCCACCAACGTTGCAGCAGTGACAGCAGAACCAGACGCTGAAATAGTTATGGCGCCACTCTCAATCTCTCGAGTAGTACCAGTGAATGAATAAGTTAACGGATGAGTAAACGAATTATAGCCGTCATTAAAAGCTGTAGCCATTTAACTCTCCCTTAACACTAATGAAACATTATAAAAGTGTGTCCCCGTGTTGAGTTCTCTACGAACTAGATCTTCATTGTATGACTCTATAAAAACAGTGTAAGTAGATCCAGCATCATTAGGTTTATCTTGAACAAAGAACTCCAACATCTGCCGGTTCCCGACTAAACTTTTCAAATAATCTCTACCATACTGGCCATCAACCGTCTTAGAAGTCTTAGACGGCAGAAACTGCCAGTCTAAATTGAAAGTTTGCTTAACGCCCCGAAGAAACCTCCGGGTATTACCAGATAGCAACTGCACATCATCGTACACATAGTTGACCCCAATACCAAACTTTCTATTATGGGCGGTTAAAATCTTATTATTAAGTTTACATAACCTATAAACGTCAACATAAGTATTGACACCACTAACCCTAATCTTAGGAAGCGTACCGGTTGCCGACAGTTCAGCAATTCCAGTTACGGTAGCCATCAGACCCTGGATCTAGTGTTTCGCTCAGTATAGCTTCCCACAGTCCTCTTCTCAATACCCCTAGCCCGTTCAGAACTTGGGGCAACATGGATATTATAATCGGACATCATCTTCTCAAACCATTCACGCTGCCCAACAAAAGTATCAACATGGATAGTAATATTACTATTACTGTTATTAGTCACTCCCCCGCCAGCATCATTAGGACCGCTAAGTTTACCAAAGCTATTCATGTTATTCAAAGCCCCAACACCAATACGCCTAGTAGCCTTAGCGCTCATCATAAACTCGCCACCATGAGCCATAACAGGGATCATAGACGAGCCAAACCCGCCAAGATACCTTCCATACTGAGCTTTAATAGCACCACCATAATATTTATAGTCAGGCTCCCAGTCTGAGCCGGTGTACCATGACGGAATCCCAGCCACTACCCCACCTAAATAATCTGCCCAGTTTTGCGCACCGCCCATTCTTGCTGCAAATTCAGACTTATAGTCTGGTATTCCCTTTGCGCCTTCTTGTGCTCTCGCAACACGAGACTCATTTAAATAATTTGCCCAATTTTGCGCACCAGCCATTCTCGCCTCAAACTCAGATCCATACTCTGGGCCACGGATCGGGTCAGTCAGACCAGAAATAATGTGACCATAAATATTTTTATCAAGACCCTTAGTCGCCATCATCAAGGCTTCCTGAGTGCCCGCTTGCTCCCCCAATAAAGCCTGCTCCAACCTATCCTTCCAACCCTTAATCCTAGTTTCAAAAGCAACAAACTCTTCCTCAACCTTATCAAACTCATCAAACAACCATGCAAACGGGCCATCCCCCTCCATAGCCGCAGGAGTCCAGTTGTAAACATCACGCATACCACTAGTAACATCCTCCACAATGCTGTCGAAAATGTTAGGCCCCATCTCACCTCTAAGTTTACCCATGATACCCTCAGCCTCTTCGCTGCCAACAAGTTTAACGATCTCAGCATCAATATCATCTACAATCTGTGCCCACTCAGCCTTATTCTTGGGACTAAACTTAGTCAACTCTTCAAGAACACCATCCAACTCAGTTTTCATATCATCACGTAACTGCTGATACGCCCTCTTCTGCTCATTAATCCTCTCTATCGTATCTTGACGTTGCTGATCCAGCAGAGTTTCGTTACGCTTAGTGTCAAGATCCGACAACTTCTTGTCAGCATCTTCCTTCTGCTTCCTCTCCTTAAGATCCAACTGGCGAGCATCACCAATCCGCCCCTCATAGATAGCCAAAGCCCTATTCCGACGATACGAATCATTCCTAAGGGCCATATCTCTAATCTGTTCACGACGCTTCGTCTGATAAGCAACCTCCTTAGACAGACGCTCTTCCTCTTTAATAACAGCGTTAATAGCATCAATCTGAGCATCATACGCTGCCACAACACTCTCTGTTTGACTATCAAACGCATCAAGAACCAAAGCCTTAGCGTCGCCAACCATCTTCCTAATGGCCTTTTCCATTTCCTTAACAAACTTAGCAAAAGCAGACGTAAAGCCATCAGCAAATGTTTCAGCAGCCTCCCGCCCCTCTTTCGCTGCATCATTAATAGCCTGATGCATCCCAGGAGCAGCAAACTCCATCTCGTCTTCAAACCCATCGGCAACCCCAGAACCAAGAACTCCACCCAACTCTTCACCAATACTTCTTACATCGCTGGACCTAATTCCTATAAGTTCTTCCGCCGAAATACCACTCAATTCTGCTATCTGATCCCGCATGCCATCTACAGCTGTCGTTCCAAAATCACGCAACCCCTCGGCGGCAGCACGCAACCCATCAGCCCAAGAATCATTAAACCATCCGACCACACTAGCCGCCCGATCAACAAACCAAGCAAGTTTATCTATTATGAAATTGAATACGCCATCAACCATGCTTACAAGGCCAAGCAAGGCGGCACCAGCAGCTCTCTTAACATGCACCCAAACCTGAGAGAAATCACCCTTAAACAAAGCAACCATCGCTTTTACAATTTCAATAACAGCAGTCAGTTGCCCTAAAAAGAAGTTGATAACCGGCGTAACAACATCCATAGCCAAACTAATCGCTTTGGCTACAAGTTTAAACAAACCAGCTATACCCTGCAAAGCGAGCGCAATACCCTTAAAGACTGCGCCAAACACTTTGCCCAAGGTAGTACCTTGATCGGCACCTTCTTTAGCGCCAAAAGACAACCTATTAAACAACTGGAACACGGCGTCCATCACAGAACCCAAAGCAGACTTAATCGAATCCCAAGCAGCCCTAAGAGCCTCCAATCCCGGCTCTACGGCGGCTCTAAACGTAACCCAGTTATTTTTGATGGTGATCCAAACAGCAGCAATGGTACCAAGTAACACAGTAAACGCCAAAGCCCAAGGATTGAAAAACATCAATATCTTTTTAGCCATCGCTATTGGAGACAACATGAGTTTAAGCAGCGGGCCAATCTTTTTTATTACTCCAATAAATCCTGTCGCCTGTTTTTTCAAGCCAGAAAACATTCCACGACTCTTAGCCATCTCTCCAGCACGTTTAAACTGTCCAGACCCCAAAGCGCCGGGGATTGATCCCGGTGCAGCCATTGGCCCGCGCCATGCTGGCGCCGTCGCCATATGCGCTTTTCTAATAGTACGCCCCATCTGAAATTTTCGGACATTTCCAACAGTCCTACTATGTAATGCTGCACCAGCACGGCCCCCAGCGCCAAATGGCATCACACCACCACGCGCCCCATACATGAACCTTTTAACACCAAGAGCGCCCTTTCTAATACTACGGGCAGGATGCATTGCCATACGAGCAGCACCGGCTACACCCCTGCCAAATGCGGTTCTCCCAATGTGTTTGTTAAAGGCATTCACGGCTCTAACCGATATATTTTCACGATGAGCCACAGTATTAGCATGTGCAGCCACCGTGTCCATCTGTGTCGCTAACGCTGCCATCTCCTTAGATGCGGCCTCTTTTATATGCAACCCGTGCGCCGCACTGAGGACTCCAAGATTTTCAGCCTTCGCCGCTGTATTTTGTACTATCGCCGCTGTAGAATGCTTATGAGCCAATGCTAGCATCTCAACCGAAAAAGCCTGCTCATTAGCAGCAACAGTTGCCGCCCTACCAGCAGCAGTAAAGCCTGAGAAGAACCTTCCTACCGCCCCCGCCATAATTTGCATGGTCTGACCAAACGCCATCTTCATAATCGCCAACATATACAATAAAGGACCAAAAGAAGCAACCAAAGCAGCAATAATAACAATTATTTTCTTAACCCCATCAGGTATAGCCCTAAAAGCGTCAATCCATTTGTTAACAATAGGCAGAATATGATCAACAACCATCCTGTTAACCAAACCACCTATTTCCGTCAAAGCATTCTTCATAGCAGTTCTAGCCTGCTGCATCTTGAATGCATCAGATTCCAAAACCTTCTGCATCTCTTCCATTGAGCTTTTCTGAGCGTTTTCAACACCAGACATCTGAATGATCAAGCTTCGCAAGAACTGCGAAGTAACATTCTCCATCTTCTTAGAATCCTTCAACAACTCATCCGCAGCCTTCTTCATCCCTTCCGAAGGAACCCTCGAAGCCCTAGCGAACTCAGTCATATTAGAAACCTGTTGACTACCAAACACTTCCTGGCCGCCCAGCTCTCTCATAGCATCAGTTACAACTTGAATCTGATTCTCTGCTGCCTGCATATCCATAACAAACAACTGGACCTTAGCAGTCTGCCTAATGCCAAGAATATTCTTGACAATATCGAACGCAGAAGCATCACCAAGTTCCCTTCTAATAGACAACAGGCTCTGACCAAAGTTAGCCAAAGTCTCAATACCGACCCCGGCCTCAAAGTTGAACTTCTTCAAAGTCTTCCTAGCCTCTTCAACCTTCTCATCTGCTTGCTTAGTAAGACTAGTCAAACGTAACAAACCAGTACGCAAAGCAACAGTACCCTCAGCAGCAGAAACACCAGACGCCTTCATAGCAGCCAAAGCACCAGCAGCCTCAGTAACCGTCAAACCGAACTGAACCGTAATCGGAACCAACTTCGGAATAGCATCAGCCATATCAGAAATTGCCATAGCAGTATTGTTATTAACAATATTGAACAGATACATCTGCCCAGTAGCCTGCTTAATAGCATCATTGAATGAAAGAGTTTCCCCTCTCAAAGTCGCCATGTTCCTCATAGCGAAAACAGTTGATGTCAAAATCTCTTTAGCAGGACCAACATCAATCTGCCCGAGGATCGCCAACTCATTTGAGGCCCTAACCAGAGTATCCACTTCGCTAATGGGCATACCAACCAAAGCGAAGTCTGTAGCGATATCAGTAATCAGATCCCTAGAAACACCAAACGACTCAGACAGTTTCTCAAACTGTCCAAACAACTTTTCAAAATCATCTCCAGCTCCACGAGTCAGACCAGTAATTTTAATAAATCTAATCTCAGCCTGCTCTAAAGCCCTAGCAAAACTACTAGCCTTAGAAATAGCATTAGCAAAAGGAAGCATACCAATCATGATGCTTCTACCCATGAACTGCAGGTTCTTACCAGAATTACGAATCGCTAAGCCGACACCCTTCAAATCCATAGCAAACTGATGAGCTCGCATGCTGGCGGTACCAAAGGAGCTATTTATGTTCCTCAGCCCACCCTTAAGTTTTTTTATTTCCTTTACAGATGCTCCTGTACTCTTGGCATATTTGTTTATGTTCTTGTCAAGATCTTTGATCATGGCGCCGCTAATTTTAGCGGTCTTAGCCATAGCCCTCTGATTATCTCTTAACTCTTTAAAAGTATCAGCAGCTTTCTCTGTAGCTTGATAAGACTTTACAGTGGCAGCAGCAAGCGCCTGAAACGCTGATATAGCATCAGTCGCGTCCCCTCTAATCTTAATTATAGATTCGTTAGCAGCCATGTTTCACCTACATATATTCTCCCATATTTGGCGTCATTAGTCCACTATTCTTCAGTAAACCCAACACCAATTGGCAGATGAGATATTTCAAATCCAGAAGCAGCAGCCTCACTAGACCCATCTCCTATATCAAATCCATAATCATCTGAGTCTAGATTAGTTTCCGCGCCCTGCGCCATAGCGGCAATCTTCAAATTGCGGTGATCTGCCCTACGGCAAGCACCAACAAACTCTACTAACTCTGGTAGAATTAGGCTATCCTCCAACTCCTCAAGAGATTTCCATGCCCCTATCTCAGTAAAGACATATATCCCCATCGCAGTCAGAGGAAAATCCTCCCAATCCTTCCCCTCTGAGGAGTCCCCCTCCCCAGATACTACTGGTCTAAATTTGGGTCGTTACCCATAGAAGCCGCCATAAGTGCCCCAAAACAACGCAAGTCCAAGGCATCTTCCAGAGCATCAGAATCTTCCGACAACTCCTTGTCTACCTTGGACAGCGCTATGGCGGCTGCTTCGACCATATTGTCAATATCCTCATCAGACATCGACTGTGTGGTATCCTCCGTATCCAGATCCTGCATCTTGTCCATCACCTTCATAAAACTACGAAGCTGGCGGATCGTCAGGGGTTTAATCTTTCGAGTCACCCCATCAGCAAACACAATATCATACCCGACACGAAGGTCATCGTTCTTTGCAGCCATTAACTTTTCACACCTTTCTTTTCTATATTATATCACAGACAACCGAACTTTATGCGGTTGCGTCAATGATCTTACCGTACTCATAACCGACATCAGCAGCGGTTGGCAGAATACGAAACTCCACAGGGAACACAGTCGCCTCAGCACGCTTCATGCTGTGGGAACTGGCCGAGTAAGAGATCGCACGCTTAGCCTGGAATGTACGAGTCAACGTAGTTGACGCCGTACTGCCAGGAGCGCTACCAACAGTCTTGATTGCACGCTCAAACGGATAAACGTTCTCAACACCAAACATGAAAGTGTTAGTGTCCGTCCCGTCCTGATTCTGCTTAATGTCAGAGTTTCCGACAGTAGAATCATAACCCCAAGCGTTGGCAAGGTTGACCAAAGTCGCCTCTGCAAGAGTCGTCTTAAGCATAACCTTAACCATCGACTGAATCACCTTAGCGGCGTCACCAAACTGATCGATCTCAATATCAACCATGTCAGGCTCCCAAGAAAGCTCTACACCGTCCTGAGTGGCGCCAATGTCTGCAGCAGAAGTCAGATTGGCCCCAACCAAAACCTGGGCTTCACCGACTAGAATATTACTTACTGTAACAGCCATTTTTTTCCTCCTATTATTCTAATGTGAATAAATGATGCCCCTTACTGTCACGCCAGTTAGATAAACTAATGGCGATCTCCTCTGGAACCTCATCTTTTCCTTTTCCCACTCCTCGACTATTTTGCCACTCAAAATAAAAAACCTGTTTTTTTATTTTAGCAATGTAGTCGCTTTCCGCACCTATATACGTAATAGCAGTATAGCCCATTTGCCCTTATTATGCTAGTCTAGATCACATTGTACATCAATTCAAAAGTCAAGATGACAGTATACCATCCTTCCTTTTCGACGGGTTCCTCAGAAAATGAGTCCATCAACCTAGACGAGTGTATACGGTTGGCCGTTGAAGTTATCCCCGACGAACCAGATACACTATCCCCCTTTCCAAGCAACGCAATCAACCGATTTGCCATTTTAAAACACCTATCTGCATCACTATCATATATAGTATAACGAATTAGATCTGCCCTATTCCAATATTGCTCAACACCTAAATCTAAAGGTTCCCAAATATAGACCATAAATGGAACATCATATCCAGAAACCCCTGACGAACCGTAGCCTATGATTGGGAATATATCCATAGGACTGGAGGTCGTTTTTCCAGCTAGCGTTTGCAAAGCAGAATCTGCTTTCAAGAATGTGTTTACATCATATGCGACTACAGACATTTACTTACCCCCATCCCCCTCGACCTCTAGTTATAGCACCACCACCACGTACACCCAAACCAGTAGCATCTGCAATCCTCTCAGCCATCCTGCCCTTAACCACAGCAAGCGCTATCTGATGCATCTCGTCTGAACGACCAGGAACTCTGACCTTTCTAGCTTGACGTAGAACCTTTCCAGCCATGTTGGGGTCATTTTTCCTAACTTTCATAGCTTTCCCCTTCCTGGGCAGGATCAATCCAGAAGTCTTCTTTCGTCCAGACATTAAAAATTGACCTTTGTCTTCCTTACCTGTGATTTCAACTCTGAACCGTGCATGCCCAGTAGCAGTCGTAGACACATCAACCAATTCAGAAATCTTCGTATCAGAATGCTTCAATTGCATCTGCCTATCTAATGCTTTTAAAACATCAGATGACACAAGATCACCCATCGTAGCGAACGTCTGCTTAACATTAAGACGAAGCGTCTTAATTTTGTCAGTCTGTTTCTTGACAGACGCCATACTCTTAGCATCTATAGACCAACTAGTCATTTTCACTGCCCTCTTTAACCTTAGTAACTTGAGCAATCAAATGATTAATTTTACCAGACACACCCAGTTTCTTTTCCACATTCAATATTTCAAGCGGACCAGCCTCAATAACAGTCCCATCCCGATCTTTAAGATTTTTCAATCTGTTAGCATACGTTACCAAAGCCTTATCCTCATGAGAGAATATTACAGTATACGAATCGACTTCAGCAATATAACCGCTAGTAGTTCTTGATCCGCTACCAGATTGAACTCTTACATTAACAGTGCTATTCAAACCAAAGGAAGCTTTTCTCTGACCAGCGGCACTTGTAGTGACAGTCTTAGTGTGTACCTCAACTGTGTTCGGGAAATGTATAAACGTCTGTTTCATTATACAACATAGTCCATAACATACGTAGTATAATCCATCAACAGTATATCAGCTTCAGTATTACCAGTAGTCCCTAAAAAGTCTGAATCGAACGACATCCTAGTCGTATCTAGGCTTACGTCAAGAATCCGATGATTACGGTATTCACTATCATTATTCATCATATCCGCTATTAGAATTTCAGATGCACTCTGTACATTCTGAGGAATGAACCTCCATCCCCAATCGCCTTTAACTCGATAATCTGATTTATGAGTAAACTTGTCTCCAAGCAATCTCTGGTTCACATTAGTAGTCGTCTTATGCTTAAACCGTAAATGCCAACTCGATTCAAAATTCCCAAAACTTCTAACTTTCTCCAAATTTAGTTTTGTGGAATCAGACGAATCGTGAATCAATAGTTGATCACTATCGCCATAATCAGCATGCACCGTAGTCAACGTATACATTGGTTTAGGCAAATGTAAAGCAGGAGAATCGGTTCCATCTAAAGTAATACTTTTGTTTGGGAAACTATAAAAATCTTGCCCACAATAGGTGTTAATAATTCTTCTAACTTTCTTCTCGTATGTCGTAAACGAAGAAGAAAAACTACTTTCAAGACCAGAATGAATAGCAAAAAAATCGGTTGAGTTTATATACGGCTCATACACAAAGAAATACTGAGCAGAAGTATACTCCGTAGAACCCACAGTATACGTAAATTCAACCTTATGTTCCCCAGCAGCATCCAAGTAATAATTCCCAGATCCAGCAGCCTTTTCACCATAAGTAATAGTATAAGTGCCTACTCCAGTCCTAGTACAACTAGTCGAACCTAGGACAGTCTCTCCACTCCAACTATGTGTCAATACAGCAGTAACACTATTACCTACCGGATCGGCACCTAAAGACAGTGTAAACGTTTTGCTAGTATTAGATTGAACCTCTTCCATTTTTCACTCTACCCAAGTATAGCACTGAAGTAGTCTTACTTCAAAGTTGGTTAGCCCTCAACCTCTATAAAAATACACTCCCCGGGACATTCATCAGCAGCCTCTATCGCCGCCTCGATGTCACTCTCCGGTACAGTGGCTAAGCCTGTAGACATCTGATACACAGGATCGCCTTTCGGTGACCCATCTGGTCCGTACATCGTCGGCCAGTGTGCCTCTTTGACATAAGCCAAGCCATCATCGTGCATTGCAAACACGGAAGGGCATATTTCCTCACAAAGACCATCCCCCGTACAGAGGTCTTGGTCTATCCAAACTCTTACTCCCACAACGCTTTCCAGGTAGCCGGCCCAACATGACCGTCAGACTTTAGTCTTCTAACCCTTTGAAAGTTCTTAACAGCTTTACGGGTTCCCCTTCCAAATATGCCATCAGGAACACCGGCATCAAATCCAACTGCGCCCAAACGTCTTTGAAGAATCTTCACCCGCTCAGAACGCTCTTTATACTTAATCGGCTTAGTTTGAACCTCATCCTTTAATTGATTCAAAAGCCTTACCAAACCCAGCCAATCCATCTTTGATTCCTTCTTAACCTCTTCTGGCTCCGGGGCGCCACCCTCAACACCAAACCAGTCATTCCCATCTCGGGGCTGATGATGCCACCATTCACTACTGACAGTTGGGCGAATACCATAATGCTTAGCAATAGCATTAACTTCCCAAGTTTTAATTTTCTTGCTTACGAGGCCAAAATCAACAGCATAACAATACCCATCAGGCTGCTCCATATGAAAAGACCCCTTAAAGAACCCGTCAGGACGCTGCCAATCAGGATTAGCAGCCAAATTACCACGACCCGCCTTATACTTGTCATATAAATATTTCTGTTTAGCATAAGAGCGACACCCAGATGTCACAACAACACGACCACGTATTCTTGGATCTTCAAAAAACTTTTCTAACCTCAATTTGAACCTAGGATGCAGTAGGCTCAGATCGACACGCGAGCTTGAGACTGGGATGCTCATGGGTTCTCCTCTTCCTCCTCGCTTTCTTGCGATGCATCAATATATGCCTTTTGACGGGCAACCACTGCACGAAGAACTGCCATCTCTAACTGAACCTTCCCATCTGGGTGATTCGTAAGTTCATTGATAACTTCTTCAGCAGTAGGATTAAAATTCGTAACTACACTCATTAACTTACCTTTCCGGCTTCCAAAGCCTCTAATTTATCTGCTAAATCTCGTAAATCTTGAATCAGCGAATTTTCAGAAACTGACTTCAGTCCATGCTCCGCCAACCCATCCAATACAACCTTTTCAACCGCTTCCTCAGATTCCGCTGTCTCCTTGGCAGCCTCTTCCTTTTCAGCGATCATTTTCATAATCCCATCCCAATCAATACTCGGGTCCATGGGATCTGGCCCTAAATTTTCTAGTTTATAATCTGAAACATCCCACGCCATATTCTCTGGCGCAACAGCAGGGCCACCGTAATAAGCATCCAACCAAGCCCAATTGACTGCCGTCTTGTCCGTAACAACTAGATTATGCCTGACCCAATCGCCACCATCAACCCTAGCACGAATAAATCCTTCGTCAAAATCGGCTTCGCATTCAAACAAAACTGGAGCAGAACCAATTGTTAACTCCCCTACCTTAACAGAATCACCCCATCTAGGGGTCTGCCCCAGGTGATAAAAGTACATACCGATTGGCATTTTACCGTCTTTAGACTTACCAAACCAAGTTCTAAAAGAAAAGCCATCAGGATTAGGTCTCCTATTGCCATGACCATAAGATCGCCCCCTGTCATCTTTCCATCTTAAATCTGCAAATCCTAATGTTTTCCCCGTGCTGTCAGAGTTCCAATTTCCAAGAGCTCTAACCATATATGAACATTTTACATGACGAGAAGGGGCGACTTCTTGATATAAGGCACAACCATAATGCTTTCCCTCTCGAAACATCAGGCGTAACGCGTCACCACTCTTGTAGGCGTGGTGAACCTCCCCTTTCCATGACCTCTCCCAGCCATCTCCAAACGTTTCATGTACTAACATTGACATAACTACATAATACCATAACTACCATACGATTGCACGCTACTCGACCTCCTCAATCGTCAAGCGATACCACCCGTCATTGTTTCCGTTATAGACCGAACCTCTTACTACATAGTTGCCCGCAGCCTGATTGGTGCGGACGATGCGACTATCCCACTGATCACTAACGTTGTCGATGACTGGGGGGAGATCCGGCCAATCTGAACAATCGGTGCCAGCATCTTCGCATCTAATTACATGTGGAGTTTCATCCACATCCACGGCGGTGCTGGGCGGGTTGAGACAAGTGTTCCCACAGTCGTTCCCGCCGTCATCGTCACTTTCAATCAGTTGACCAACCCCTACTGCTGATGCGTCTCCTGAGTGGTTTCCTTCAGGAGCGTGGGTATCCCAGTTTAGGTAGATGTAGGGGTCACCAGCCTCGTTGTTCGTATTGAACTGGGCGCGGGTCAGGTTTGTTTCAGCGTCGATACGGATGCTCGTTGGCTCATCCAATGTGAACTGGATGTAGTCGTAATCGGTGCGACTGCTAGACGAGACGATGCACCAGTCCCCCATCCCTGTCCAGCCGCCCTCAGAGCAACCCTGTTCGACCTGCTGGCTCGCTGTGCTGGTTGCGGTGGTTACAACGTCAGCCGTAACAGTCGTCACTACGTCCGCCGTAGCGGTCGTTGTGCTGGCCTCGGTGTAGGGATCTCCAACAGTGACGGTAGTTGTCTCAGGACTCCATCCACGCGCCGTGGAGCAGCCGACGTTCACCCCGTCATAGAACGTACAAGTTGTCATGTCGGAACCAGTACGACCGACAACAGTCGTTGTGTCAACAAGGGTATTGGTCACCGTCGTAGCAGTCGTAGTTTCTGTCGTAGTTTGGGTCGTAGTTTCAGTCGTAGTTTCAGTCGTAGTTACCGTTGTCTCCCAAGTATGCCAGTGCCCGTCATTAGCATCACGACTCAACACGGCGGTCATATCCGTAGAGACTTCTGTACCAGTGACATTCGCAGCCGTTACCTCAGTGCCGGTAACGTTCGTAGCCGTCACGACTGAACTGGTAGCCGTTCCGGTCTGAGCCGTGGAAACATTGGTTGACAGGATTTCCGATATGGAAACGTCCTCGTATGTGTAGGAAACCGTCGGATAGTAGACCTCCTCTACGACGACGACCACAGGGATGATCGCTTCCTGCACCTCTTCGGGCAGATACTCGGCAGCAACGTCGGCGCTGACTACCCCTATTTCCACCTCTTGAGCGAAGTCAGCCCATGTCGCATACCCACTCGGCAGTTCGTCGCCCCAGTCGTCGTAGTAGCCGGGGTCATTTGCTTGATCGTAATCGTCCCAAGTTTCATACCCTCCAGGGGCACTGTCACAAGCTGACGTTCCTCTACACTGTTCATAAGGGTCCCAAGACTCTTCCTCTACGGCTTCATCTTCGAGATCGGATTCATCCCATGTAGAATCGTCTTGGTCATCCCCCTCATCGGAAGTGCTTCCTTCGTTTTCCCACTCCCATTCTTCTTCCTCATCTTCTTCAAATATCTCTTCGCTTTCTTCTTCCCATTCTTCTTCGACTTCTTCATCTAACTCCTCCCCCCGCTCTTCGTCCTCTTCTGCAGGAGGCATCTCCGTTTCATCCACTTGCTCTTCATCCACTTCTTCCTCTGAAGGTAAATCCGACTCGGGCAGAAATTCTTCGTCAAAACTATCTACGTCTTCCTCGGTTGAGTCTTCAAGATCTTCCTCGTAATCCTCGTCCCAATCTTCTACTTCTTCTTCGGCTCCTTCCAGCCACCCTTCTTCTTCCTGGTCTTCTGATTCATCATCCCCCCACCAAGTTTCGTCCCCATCTTCGCCGGGTTCTTGATTCCACTCTTCTTCATCTATATCCTCCAATTCCTCTTCAATAGAGTCCTCTTCATTATACCATTCTTCCTCTTCTTCATCACCTATGAAGTCTTCCCAATCATCCAACTCATCTTCGCTAAGTTCAGATAGCATCTCTAAAAACTCTTCTTCAACCAACTCATCCTCTAATCCAAAATCAATCTCAGATATAACTTCAACTTCTTCTTCCAACCAATCTTCATCAAGCCAATCCTCTTCCACGGCGATATTGGTATCCGTCTCATTTTCGACCTCCCATAATAGTTCCTGCTCTTCGTCATAAGCGATCCAATCGCTTTCAGTCCATAAAGCAGTTTCGCTTGGTGATGGCCCCCAGTCTTCTGGCCACTCTTCCAAGCCCTCTTCCTCAAGAATACGCTGCTCTTCGTCAGTAGCCCATTCTTGATCGTAAGCATCCCAATCATCCTCAGTCCAGTCTGCTGATTCTGTTGGTGATGGTCCCCAATCTGGGTCCCATTCCTCTACCCCTAATTCTTCCAGAAGTTCCTCTTCCCATGCTTCTGGATCTTCCATCTCTTCTTCCCAAATCTCATCCATTTCCTCATCATAAGCATTCCAATCCTCTTCAGTCCACTCTTCAGTCTCTGTTGGAGCCGGCCCTAATAAGTCTTCGTTCCACTCTTCTAATCCAAATTCTTCAAGGATCATTTCTTCCTCGAGTTCGGCATCATACTCTTGGAAAGCAAAATCTTCCTCATAGTATTCCTCTTCATAGGCATCCCAAAACTCTTCTTCATCAACCTCTTCATTGATAAAGAAGGTTGCTAATTCTTCTTCATGCTCTTCAATAAACTCAACAACCACCTCTAACTCAACAGCCTCTGCGAAGAATTCTTCTACTTCATCCTCTTGTTCCTCAAACCATTCATCATCATAATCAACCTCATCCCACTGTTCGTCCTCCCAATATTCCTCATCTACGCTAAGAATAATCTCAGCCATATCCAATTCTGTATCATCAAACTCTTCAGGAGCCTCCCATTCACTAACATCTTGAATCTCTTCTACATAAGACTCTCCCAACACCTCTTCAATTCTATCTTCTGCTACAGCCTGATAATACTCAGCATCTGAGGCAACCCACGCCTCAACTACTTCTTCCTCTTGAACAATTTCACCAATTTCTTCATTGTATGCTATTTCAATAATCACAGGAACAACTACCGGTTCTGGCGTAGGAATTGTAACGCTAGGCTGGTCAGGTGTAGTCGTTGTTGGCTCTTCCACGGCAGCAACAGCCCTATAAGCGGACAGATCAACCTCAACTTCAGCCAGCAATTCACCTTCATTATCTTGAATGGAAATATCCATCATATCTAGCTCATCAGAAATTTCTGGCTCTGAATCAAATACCAGTTCGATTTGCTGCCCTGTATCTAGTTCAACTTCGACTTCAAGAGAGTCAACAGCAATTGCAACTGTGGCTTCCTCAATCTCTGCGATCTCAATAGATTCTTCAGAGAAATCAAGCAAAGATTGCTCTTCCTCAGATTCATCATCGGGCTGCTCCCACCTTTCAGGTTCTTCTTCCTCAACTATTACAGCCTCAATCTGAACCGACTTTTCTTCATTTAAAACCAACAAGGAGAACTTTTGCTCCACTACCTCTTCTATAGCGTCTTCAATTCTATCTTTAGTCGAAACTGGCTCATCCTTTCCCGGTACAGCAATCTCTTCAACATCGGCACTGAAAGTTTCAATACCAGGTGGCAGGAAAACAAGCACGGGATCAGAAGTACTTGGTCCTGATATGAGATACCTATACGTCGCCCCAGGAATCTCGTTAACAAATGCCCCGTCATAGTATCCAAGTCTTTGCCCGGATTCAGTTTCAATCTTTAATGCCATCTGCTTGCTGCCAGAAGCAGCAACAGTAAGCATCGTGCCAGATTCCTCCCCTTCTTCTTGAGGGCAGAAACTACAAGTAAAAGGCCCAGTACGGGCACGCATAGGTGTCAATTCCATAGTCCCAACCCCGCCAGACCACGCCTCTGACTGCTCAGTAGGGTTAGTAGCGGCTAACGCATATATCCAAGTGCCATCCTTGGAAACGTCTATCCAACGCTCTTCACCGGGCCAGTTTGAATCATAAATATATATCCTGTACCCACTAGCCATCTCTTCAACGCGATAAGGAGTCACAGCGTGACCTCCCTTGTCGCTGTAAATACCGATTGTGAACCCAGTATAAGGATTGCCTTGTTCTGCCTCTGCGAAGTCATACAGCAGAATCTCAGCCAATGCCGTCGGTGACAACTCTAAATACGACGAAGCCTCTTGTTGGACTTCCATTGCAAACTGGGTTACATACCAATAGGCAATCTCAGAAAGCAAAGCAGGGTCTTCTTTAATCAGTTCGGCAACAGTTGTAGTATTTTGAAAAGATGCCAGCGTTTCAATATCACCAGAGAGACGCATACTCAATACAGCCAGCCCTTCACACAAACCGCCACGCATCGACTTATTGGCCTGCGACATCAACTGTAGAATCACAGGATACGGCGTACACTTGTTATCCGTAACATCAGAACATACCTGGTTGTCGCCATACAAACGGCGAGCCATGTTCACAGTTAAGTCGGCTGGAGCTTCTCCACCGCCAAAGTTTTCAAAAGAAAATGTATCATTCTCTGCGGTATATTCAGGAATAGCGTAATCAACCAGAGGAACACTCTCCAACATTACCGGCGCAATTGTTGACGTAGTTGTTGTAACTACAGGCCGATCCGTTTCCACCACACTAGTAGTAGTTGCCGGAAACAATGTTCCTGTTGTAATCTCAGACTCTGTAGAACCACTCGAGCAGCTGGCGAGGAGTAGCGCCCCAGCGACAAATATCGCTGAGGGTTTTTTCATCCTCTCTTTCTTCGCCTACTCTGATACCAGAATAGGACTCCAACAAGAATAACAATCGTAATACCGACTAAAATAGGCGTCAATGAGCCACCAGGTGCATTAGACAAATCTAAACTGAAATTCTTCGCTCCCCCGCCAAGCAAATCATTTTCAGCCTTAAGTTCAGCAACGGCGTCTTCCAATTGAGCCACCTGATATGATAATTCAGCCTGCTCGTTTCCAGAGTCTATCAAGAAACCAAATGCACCACCTATAGTGGCAGGCAAGCCTAGCAACCAGGCAATATTGTCTTTAATCTTTTCTAGAGTGCTAGTGGCCTGCTTAATTCCAACAGATGTCTTTTCCTTGATATCTTCAACTTTAGACAGGGCAGCAATTATCTCAGATTTAGAAATGCTTATTGAATCTTCTTTTGCCATAGAACATTCCCCCTATGGCAATCTTATCACTTATTCAATAAAAAACCGAATAATATTTTAAGACGGAGGTGTTGGCCACTCAGGTAATGTTGAAACTTTATCAGACTGAGCCGGATAGTCGCGTAGTTCCTGACGGTACGTCTGCCACTCCGCTGCCTTCTCAGCAGTAAGTGGAGCATTGGGCAAATCTGTCCAATCAGACCGGGCCAAATCTCCATCCCGTACTGCTCTGATCTCACTAAAGTCTAGATCCGCATCCTCCGCTTGAGCATTGCGAAGATCTATTTCCTCTTGAGTCAGAGGGACATACTCCCAAGTTCCTGATTCATTAGTTAGGCGGGTTGCGCCTGATTCTACTGGCATAATCTATTTCCTCCAATCAGCTGTTACGCCGTATTCTTTAAACCATATAAAGCAAAATGTGATCCAGGCTCAAACCGGTTGTGCCTAGTCTTAAAAGCAACGGAAGTTAACGTAGAAGTATCCTTCCATACAAACCCGGAGAGAACCTTTCCTGTGGAGTACAACTGTGCGTTGAACGAAGAACCACCGTTACCCTTTGGTTGCCACGTTTGGATAATACTCTGACACCAAGACCCAGACTTGTGCAAAATGTCGATCATTCCACTAGTCCAAACATCATTACTCCCATCCCTGGTACTGCCGTGTGCAGCCAATTCTCCGATGTCATACCCATAGGTAGTGCGATACCCGCTGCCTAGATTTGAACTGTCTCTTTGTCTCCAATACGCAGCAGAATCATTATCATAGTTGCCGTCAATTCCACCCCACATATAGTTCGCTCCAGTTGTATCACCATTAAACTGCATATACAACCTGTCGTACCCCATCCCACGACCATTGGCTATATTGGAACTATTTGTTCTAGCGGAGAAGATAATCCTGAGCGACTGATAGTCGTTAGCGTTACTGATTGAATGAGACACCGTATACGTCCCAGTACCAGAAACAGTAGACTGGCTCAAAAAGAACATTGCCTTTACCAGTGCCATTATGCTGCCTTGTACCCGTATAGACGAAATGATGAACCAGCCACAAAATCTCCGAAACCGCATTGTATGTACAAACCTGACATCTTGGTCAGTCTCTCAAACTGAGAACCGCCAGAATAATCCAACAAATTGCCCCAAACAAACTGAACGGAATTGTTACTCCACGCTGCGTTAGTGGCATTCAAAGTACCTGACCACAACATGGCGCTCGTAGGTTGAGTGTCAACATTGTAATTCCAAAATTGCATGATGACAGGAGAGAACTGCCCGGACACATTGTTGGTGGACCCGGACGCAGCAATGTTACTGTACACCGTGCTTGAAAAATAAGCAGACCCGCCGCCCCAATAATAGTTACTGTTGGAGTTGACCCAACCACCTGTGTCTGCGACAGCCATCCCACCTGACCAGCCATTTTGAGTACCATCTATAGTTTTAAAGGCGATTTGGTCAGATTGAGTGGTACGAGTTGACTTGGCGTTGACTCGACATTCCAGCATTATCCCTTCATCTGATATGTCCGCAAACTCAACCACGCTAGTGGTTGAAGACAGTTCCACAGCAGAAATAAGATGGTACGTCATGTTTCATCTCCTAAGATGCCGTACAACGAAAATGTGGCACCGTCTCTCCAATTGTGATTATCGCCACCATAAAAGTTAAGAGTAGTGATGGCAGGGGTATTTGTACGAGAAGTGTAAAAGAAAGAATGATAGCCCCAAATTGGATGTGAATCCTGACCAGTGCCGGTACTGACCTTGCCAGGAAAAGCCATATGCTGCCAATACTTTGTCTGAGACGAGTTGATGTCATAGAACGTGATAATATTGGGAGCTATCATATTAGAACGACCACCCTGATAACCAACCACCATCCCTGACTGTTTGCTAGCATACTGATCACCCGCACTGCCATTCATATAAGTATTGTCCGAGTAAGTGTATGTGCCACTTCCACCGGCCATATAATGAAACTTGGCATTATAATACTGACGGTTTGATGTTGTAGACAGTGCGATATTGTTTATTTCAACCATTAAGTTTTGTTCGGAATACGCCTGCGACTTGGCTTTAATCATTATAACCAAATCTCTGAAACTAGACCACGCTTCCTCCGAACCACTAGATGTAAACGTGACATCCAGATTGGAATTGCCACTAACTGTTACATTGTCAACTTGCATCCACGCTTCGTCGCCAAACTTAAGCCCCGTAGACACACCGGCAGCCGCTAATAATGCACGATTAGAACCTAAACTCATTAGCCCATCGCCTGACCGGCAACAAACCCATTCCAGATAGTACCACCATCCAAGGTGATAAACGTTAACACATCAACTGCAGCAGCAGTAGTGGTTAACGTAGGAGCAGTAGCCGCAGCCCAGTCAACCGAACCCGGCCAAGTCACCGTTCTGGAACCTGTCCCATCCTGAACCAAGAACAACGTAAACGAACCAGCCGTACCTGAGGCTGGCGGGTTTGAGAACGTAAAGGTGCAGTTCGCCGTCAGGGTGACTTTGTGGAAGTTGCCGTCTTCAAGATCAATGGTTGCCGTAGATCCAGATGTGCCATTAGTTGCTAGCGTTTCTCCAACATCCTTGAATACTGCTTTCTGTATGATCTGGTCACCAGCGTTCACGGCACCGCTGAGAGTCCCACCAGCCAAAGGTAAATAGTCCCCAACCTCAGTCATTACGAACGCTGTCGTAGCCAACTGAGTCGTATTGGTGTTCGCTGATGCCGTAGGACCGGCAGGTACCCCAGTAAACGTCGGGCTGGCTATCGTGGCCGTACCACTGGGCAGCGACGAATAGCCGAGAGAGGTCCACGCTGTGGAACCGTCACCGATCTTGTACTTGTCGGTGTCCGTCTCAATAGCGAACTCGCCCTCAGCCAACGTCGGGTTATTAGTTGTCCAATTACTAGCAGTGTCTCGTCTAAGTTGAATTTGTACTGCCATAATACCTCCAGTATAGCAGATATGCTATTTTTAAACTAACTATTCAACTACTGGTTCTTCAATATCTTCAGGTTGTGGATGGGTAAGTATACCATCAGAATCCACTTCGGCATCTGCCCAAATCGCCTGAGCAAAAGCCAAAGCATCTGCCTCTGATACCTCAGTAACATCCCAATCAGAGTCTACACCAGAAATACTATAATCTTTTAAATATCCAATACGATACCCATCAGAATCTACATAACCTCCAGCAGTGATCTTATTTACTGAATTAAGTTCCACTTCTGGACCGGTGCCCCAAGTTCCCTCAGAAAGCTTCCACTTGAAATATCTCATACTTCACCCCCTTCAATAAGTTCTCTCTCAGCCATATCAGTGATAAGTTTCTGCTGTTCCTCAATCATCGGTTCCAACTTGTCGATCTGACGCATCGAATCCAACTGTGCCCACTGCACATTGCCAGCCATAATCTGAAGCTGGGTCTGACGAGTCAACCGCTTATCCCAATACTCAGGCTGAGCATGGTCAATCTCATCTCTGGAAAAATGGGGAATCTGGTTGTAGATATCCAATAGGCATATAATCTCCCGTTCCCCTCCATTCTTGACACCAAGAAAGAACTCGTATTCAAGTTTCTTCTCAGCCAAATCCAAATCAGCATCTTCCTCATCTGAGTTCTCGAGACGAGCAATCTCCCTTTCCATCCTAACCTGACTGATCTCAGCTAATCTATACTTATGTAGCATATCGTTGAGTTCAATCACGCACTGGTAAAACTGCATCTCCACAGTATCATGCTGACCTATCACAAAACGCTCCAGTTGATACCTGGACCGTGGTTGTTGTATCTGTTCTATTGCATCATTCAAATCCATTATAAATCCTTTCCATTTATTATAGTCATACCGATGACGAATCCCCAAACGCACCAACATTGTTAGGGGTATACGACAAGCCAGTACTCAACGTAGTTCTAGAGTCGTTAGAGAAAAGCCAGCGGTCAACAATGTCTACATTGGTAGAACTTGCGTTACGGCCACCACCCATGTAACCTGCTGAATCAGAAGCCATTCCGCCAGCACCAGCACGAGCAGCCGACACGCCATTAGTCAATGTGGTTCTGCTGTCATTGCTAAACAGAAACCGATCAACAGTAGTTACATTAGGCGAACCGCCGCCAGCGTAATAACCGGCAACGTCAGAAGCAAATCCAGCGATCTGTGAACGGGCAGCCGATAGGCCCGTCCCCAATGTGGTGCGGGAATCATTACTAAAAAGAAAACGGTCAACAACGCTGGAGGCTCCACTAGACTCCGCATGACCGCCACCAAAATAACCCGCAACCGACGAAGCCATCCCTGAGGGATACTGTCGGGCAACTGACAAACCCGTACTCAATACCGTTCGGGAGTCGTTACTAAAAAGAAAACGGTCAACGACAGCACTCCACGGGTAATACCCGCCACCGAAATAGCCCGCAACCGACGAAGCCATCGCAGCAAGATTGTAGCGGGTAACCGATAAACCAGTACCCAACGTGGTTCTAGAATCGTTAGAGAACAGGAAGCGGTCAACAATGTTGCCAGCGTTAGTCCCGCCCTCACCACCACCAAAATAGCCTGCAACTGGTGAAGCCATCCCAGCAAGACCTTCGCGGACGACAGACATACCAGTACCCAATGTGGTCCGAGAATCGTTGCTAAAAAGTATCTTATCTACAGTGGACTGATTGCCACTGTCATTACCGCCACCAAAATAACCAGCGGGTTGCTTGATCCAACCCGGATTGGCAGCAATAGAACCAGAAGCCCACTCAGAAACTTTAGTACCAGGATGAGTACGTTCCATACGTGTCATTAATACGTTCCTCCATTACCTAAACCAGCACAACGTTCCCGCTGAACGGAAAGCGTAGCCGTTAGCGTACTAATCGATTCATTAGAAAAAGTAAGTTTGTCAATAACGTCTGAGTCACCAGTATGACTTGCCCCACCACCAACATATCCAGCCGTATTCTTATTCTCCCATCCTGCACCCTGATCCCAAGTGTCGTCACTTAAGGTAGCAGATAGAGTTGATTTAGAATCATTAGAGAACGTAATCTTATCAATAATATCTGTACGCGGCATATATCCACCGCCAGCGATATAACCAGCAGTGCCGCTATTGGCAAACCCCATACACCCATATCTACCAAAAGTATTAGAATAACCCATAGTAATAACAGCACTCAAAGTAGAACGGCTATCATTAGAAAAAGTAAATTTATCTATCGACTGCAACAATCCTTGGTTGGAACCATAAGCCGTGCCATAACCACCAGCCACATACCCAGCAGTACCCGAATTGGAAAAACCGGCAGTTTCATACCTGTCATTTGACATAGAGGCACTCAATACAGTGCGCGCCTCAGTAGAATAAGTAAGTTTAGCAACCGTATCCTGATATGCCATTATGTACTATAACCTCCAGCCCAATAACCAGCAGTACCTTGATTAGACATACCAGCATCTCCAAGTTGTCTCCGGCCCGTTCCACCCAAAGTTGCACTAATTACAGACGTAGTGTCACCATTATACGTCAACTTGTGAATATCAAGCCTTCCTGTCCAACCACTGCCAGGGTTATACGACCCACCAGCAACATACCCAGCAACACCAGAATTGGATATTCCACCAATTTGATCACGAGCAACACTTAATGTGGCACTAAGGGTAAACCTAGTGTCATCATCAAAATCTACCCTATCAATAGAATCAAGTCGGCTACCACTATTGCCACCCACAAAATAGCCAGCGTTCCCCGTAGGGGGAGGTGATATGGATTCACCAGTGATAGCAGAAGCAAGCCATTGTGATACCTTCGTAGTAGGCAGAATACGTTCTATCTCCGCCATGATTAAGAGATCCTATTTACGTATCCGAATACCGAGACCTTAGAAGCAGTTGCAGCAGCGCCCAAAAGCACCAAAGAACCACCCTTAAGAATCAGCCCTGGGATTAGCAAAACTAGTCCAGCTTCAGCACCAACAGTAACTTCAATAATGTCGTCAGGATCATCTGTCCCGCCAAATTTTAAAGTTACCTTGATATCCGAAGTATGGGTATTAGAAGCATACAGCCAAATCTCATCTATGTCACCAGCAGTACCACTAGAAGTGTGAATCGTGGTATAAGTCCCACTATCAACAGCGAGTTCAATACCAGTTCCATTAGCGCCACCGCCAGATAAATATTGTTTGGAATATGTAGCCATTGGTTTTCCTCCTTATCGAAAGATCTGAACGGCTAATACGGCATTAACGTCGTCCAATCCTTGTGTTAGTGTAATTGTACCATCAGCTTTGATGGTCATTTGCTCTGTACCAGCCGTATCGAACCTAATAATATCCTCGTCAGACCCTTCCTCAACCTGAATCTTCGTATCGCTGTCAGCATCAGAGATTGAATCTGACGAGATGGTCGTCCACTGGAGGCCCGTACTCTGGCCTGAGGCGGCAGTCAGCACCTGACCGTTAGAACCCACCGTTAGTTTGGCGACAGTGTTATCTGCCGTGGCAGCAATGATGTCGCCCTTGGCATCAACCACTGTATTGCTAATAGCAGTACCGGGGAGAGAAGAGTAGCCCAGCGAGGTCCAAGCGGTAGACCCGTCACCGATCTTATACTTGTCGGTATCGGTTTCGATACCCATCTCTCCCGCCGCCAACGTAGGATTCGCAGAAGTCCACTGCGAAGCCGTGCCACGACGAAGCTGGATTTGTACAGCCATTACTCAGCCCCCTCAGCGTCAATAACCGCCTGTGTCGGCGGATCATTCGGCCACACCACATCGCTGACACGACTATAATTCTGCGGAATGTCCTTTAAAGCCTGACGGTATGTACGCCATTCCTCAGCAGTATGGTCACCCAGTGTGGCGTCACCCAACTGGGTCCAATCACAGGCCCCCAGCATGGCGTTGCGCTGAGCACGGACGAAGGTCAAGTCCTGATCCGTAGCCTCAGCCATCGCGTCCATTTCCGCTTCTTCTTCTGCCGTCAACTCGATGTATTCACCGTTGACAACCTTAAATCGTGCCATCAATAATCTCCTTAATGTAAAGTATACCAGATTTTTTCATATTCTGCAGATTGCTCATCACTTAAGCTCCTGTTACCCCGTAGAGGGTGATAGTGGAATACTGGGCCAAGTCATCGGAGTAACCCGATGCGATCTTGATTGACGAGATCGCTGAAGTCTGCTTGTAAAGACCTGCCGTGACCCCGACGATCCAATCGCCAGTGCCCGTGCTGTTGTTCGGGGAAGCAGACCTCATCACGAACGACTTGAAGTTCGCCGTGTTGGCATAGTTGGGAATCCAGATCGTCATAGACCCGAACGTGTCAGCGAGGGTGTTGTTTCCCGGCCAGAACGCGTTGACCAGATTGGAACGCGCCGGCTCGCGGGTTGGCGTAACGGAGGAGGAGTTGGCGAACATCGCCGTATTGGAATACACCGACGAAGTGACACTGTTTACGGTCAGCGACAATGAGACATACTTTCTGGTGGCGTGTTCGCCACGCAACGACGCAACCAGATACAGGTGGTCGTAGGACGACGAGATGCCTGTTTCTTCCCAGTAGCCAGCACCGCCTGACCCGATCTCAGTGTGGTCGATAACCGTGAAAGCAGCCATTACGAAGACTTCAATCCATAGAGAGTCGCTGACCCACCCCGCAGCAGACCAGCACCGCCGGGAGAATGCAACATGATCTGGGTTACCGCATCGTTCACGCCCGACCCGCTGCTGGCCGTATGCCATAGCGACGAGCCGAACGAAACATTATTGACCGTCCCCACATAACCGTTGAGGCCAGAAACCACGGTCTTCTTGTTCGCGTTGGTGTAGTCCAGAATGTCCAACACAACCCCCGCATAACGGGGGATGTCTGGTTCGGCACCCATGTATCCAACCTGCGCCCAAGAGGCGTGGGCATAGCCAGTATCGGTACTTCCGTAGGCCCTCACCATGTGAGTGGCGAACCTTGCATAACTATTGTCGTTGTTGAAGTAGACCGCCAGCGTGAAGTTCGTTGCCGAGTTGGTGGCGTTGTGATCCTGAAAACTGGCACGGATCTGTAGATGCTCGTAGGTTTGCGGAATCGAACTCCATGTGATGTTCCCCGCATCAGCCTCCAAATACGTTGTGGCGATTGCTTCGATCACAGCCATCAGGCCACCATCCTTGGGAGGACACCGAACAGGTCGAAACGGGTTCCAGTGACGTAGTTGTTGTCCACATCAAAGGTGATCGAAGTGATCGGATCTTGTTTCTTCCACGTTCCAGTAAAGAGGACACAGGTGCTATCGGTATTGTTGGAATCCAAGTCGGCAGCGCTAGTCGAAGTCAGCAACTTGTGTTTGCCAGAATTGACATCAAAGATGTTTAACACCATTGAGCCAAAGATGTTGGCGGTGGCACCCGCCTTGGGACAATGAGCCACTCTGATGTAATCGGTACCTGCGCTCCCAGCAGAACCAGTAGCCCAAGAGTTCACAGACGACCCATCGCACACCATCTCCTGCCACGCATAGTTGCTTCCCGTGTCGCTGTTGAAGTTGAGCCACATACCGCCATAGGTTCCAGATGCGCTCATACGGAAGTACCCGATCACGACGAGATCCATGTATTGCGACCAGTCCCCGACCTGACCGTCATCGGTCGAAGTGAACGACACGTTCGCCCCGCTGGGCGTTTTCGTCGCCAGGGCGACCCATGCCTCACCATCGGTGATCGCACCAGTGGACTCGTCAATGTAAGCGGGGAGAGCCATTACGCAGCCACCTCGTAGCGGATCACAACGATGCCCGCACCGCCATCGGCCCCATCCTTTGCAACAGGCGTAACATCCCTACCACTCGCCCCGCCCCCGGTATTCGGAACCCCTCCGATACCGTGGCTATTCGGTGCGTTGTTGGCTCCACCACCCTGACCGCCGTAGTACTGGTTGCCGGTGTTGTAGTCGCCAGCGGCACCGCCACCTGCGTAATAGGGGGTTGAAGAACTAACACCTATCCCAGTGGCTCCATCGCCACCGTATCCTTGACCATCAGTATTGCCCGCTTCTCCCTTGCCGCCGCCACCGCCAATCTCCGAACCGGACCATGACCCACCAGCATTACCTTGTCCCGAGGTGCCGGAACCGGGGGAACCGCCTCCGTAGCCGCCGCCGCCTGAGCCTCCTGAGCCGCCTGAGCCTTCGCCACCCTTACCTCCTCCAGTAGAAGTTGTGCCGAACGCAGACGAGTTTGCTCCGTTATTCCCACCACTAGTTGCTGTACCCGCACCACCGGCACCGACCACGATGGAATAGGTTCCGGCTGATGCTGTTGAACTAATCTGCTGCATACCTCCCGCACCAGCACCAGCGGCTCCAGTTCCTCCACCTCCTGCGACAATCAAGGCAGTTACATCAGCCTCACCGCTATTCACAACAAACTTACCTGAACCCCTGAAGGTGTGGACCCGATACGTCGTACCTGAGTTGGTGTATTGGGTGATGATCCCGCCCGTGGCAACAAAACTAGCGCCGCCCCCGGCGGCTGCCATCAACCCGAACTTAGCGGAACCTACAGGCATTACTGGAAGTCCTGTCCTGACACTGCTCCGTACCAGATCGTTCCCCCGTCAATAGTTGTAAAGACCAGAATATCTGTACGACTAGCAGTAGTAGTAAGGGTTGGCGCGGTTCCACCAGCCCACTTCACCGAACCCGGCCAAGTGGCCGTGCGTGACCCCGTACCATCCTGATTGAGGAACAGGGTGAATGAACCCGAGGTCCCTGAAGCAGGAGGGTTAGAGAAGGTAAACGTACAGTTCGCTGTCAACGTCACATTGTGGACGTTGCCATCTTGAAGATCAATCGTGTCCGTCGCTCCCGATGTTCCATTAGCGACGCAAGTCTCTCCGACATCCTTTAGGACTGGCTTCTGAACAATCTGATCGGCAGCGTCAACGGTGCCACCCATCGTCAACCCGGTCAGAGTCCCAACCGAAGTGATAGCAGTCTGGGCAGCGGTGGTGACGGTAGCGGCAGTCCCTGAGGCGTTGCCGGTTACATTCCCGACTACCCCGCCACTGGCGGTGATAGC